ATGTCTTCCACCATTGAAAACCTCTCCCTTATCATCGCCAAAGTCCCAGTCAAAAATGGATTTGGCCGGGACTTTGGTTAATACTCTAAATGAAACTTCCAGACCTGATGTTACATATGTGAAGTCTAGATTCTTTTTCATTTATATTCGGATTTGTTTATTCTTTGTTTTCTTCGAAATCTTCAAGTAAAACTTCAAGGATATCTTTTACGGTATCTTTCGGATCAGCTTCGATTTCATGTTTCTTAGCAATCAGCTTAGCTTCTTCAAGTGAATAAGCTTTGGCAATCTTACTAATTTCCATACCCTTTGCAAACTGAGCAGCTAGCTTCTTGTCAAGCTTTTCGATATCCTCAGCAGTATACTTGGCAGTTTTGTTCTTATCCGGAACTAAAACCAAGTGGCCAGAAACTAAAGCTTTCTGAATACGTTTTGTTCTGTACTGACGGGCAGTAAGTTCTCTCTCTTCGCCTTTTGCAATTGAAATACCTGTTACCTGGTCGTTAAAACTGTAGGCATTAGTTCCAACTGTTACAATATAAGTAGTAGCCATAATCTTTTATTTTAAGTTATAATATAAAACCCCGAACAGAATGGATTGAAACTGTTCGGGGAGAAATTAGACAAAAATACAATGAAGAAATCCCGGATATTATTCTAAGTTAACCAATAGGTATGGGTCAATGTTCATGAAGCTCGGGAATCCAGCTTCAGAGAATTTCTTGTTAGCTGCCAACAGAAGAACAGCATCCTGGTACATCTTAGAGAAACCTGTAGTCAGAGAAGCATATACAGCTTCAGTCTGATTAGATACGATTCTTTCTGATTCAAGCATCAACTGTTTAGCAGTAAGCTTAATCAAGGCAGCACTGGTATCTACCATCAACAACTGCTGATCGGGAGTTCCCGGGTGAATATAGAAGTCAGCCTTGTTGGGAACCGGAGACTTGATATTCAGTGTAGCTTCTGTAGTTCCTGAGTGACGTTCTTTAAATTCAGGCAAGTTCAACATCTCGATAGCCTGGTCTTCACCACCAATCATAGTAGTAAAGTTACGGCCCATACGAGCAGCACGAACCCAGATATGCAACAAGTCTTTATAAGTAATACCGTTGGTTGTTTCATATACACCAATAACCGGAGCAGATTCAGAACCATCAGCTTTGTTACCGTTCATCAAAACATCCATTGCCAAAGTATCCATAGCATAACCCAACTGAATACCAAAGTCACGGAGATAGATTCCCAATACATCGATTGAAACGTAGTTTTTAACTTCGTCAGTAAGTTTAAATCCTTTACCGATTTTGAACAGAGAAACTGATTTCTGTCCGAAGCTTACATCTCCCAAAGGAATTGTTTCTGCTTCATTTACCTTAGCGGGAGCAGCATCCGACATATTTACCATCGGCATAGTTACCTGCAAACCATTAATTGATTGGTCTGAAGCAATGATGTTCGGGTAGAAAGGTGCCTGACGCATACCAGTTGTAATAGCAGCACGGATGATTTCCGGTACAATCCAACGGATATTCTGTTGCGGCATAGTGAAGATGTTCTGCATTGTATCAATCTTCGGATTAATGCCCAACTTTTCAAAGAAGGCATCCTGTGATACACCATATTTACCCTGTACCAGTTCTTCCAGAGTAACTTCAATAGGCAATGTGTTGTTGGAACCCTGACGGTATGCTTCCAAACTTCTTACCATTTCCGGAAGTTCCTTTCTAAGGTCTTCCATTTTCAATTGTGTAAATTCTGTATTCATTGTTCTTTTAATGTTCAGTTAATGATTAGCGTACCAATACTTGAATAATATCATTAGCTTCATCAGCCGGTACGATGCTAATGAATTTTGTTTCATCGGCTGAAGTTTCAGCAGTGATGAAACGGTCGATCAACAGGGTATCTGTGGGTTTTACATAACCACATTCCATAGCCTCTTTAGCTACCCAGTTTACAACCATGAAAGCTTCTACAGCTACAGTTACTTCTACGGGGAAATTTCTTTGAGCCTGATAAGCTGGGTTAATGTTGTCAGTTACAGCTATACCCAGATAAACCTGGCTGCCATTTCCACCCGGGATATAAGGTTCGATATTACCATCGGTATCCAAAGCTACCGGCATACCCTGATGAATAACTTTGTTTTCTTTTACACAGAAAGCCTGATGCAACTTGTGAGATTCGCTCTTATAGATCACCGCTCTGGGAGTTTTTTCACCAAACAGAGTCATCGGTTGATCCTGATTTACCAGCTTAGTAGTAGGATGTGTATTCATATTCTTCTTATTTTAGAGATTATTTTAATTTGTTTGAATAGATACCTTTCAGAATCTCTTCAGTACTCTTTTCGGAATTCTGAGCAGTAGCTTTGTTATCGGATTTATCCTCTGCCTCAGTTGCAGAAGAAGCACGGCTTACATCGTGAGAACCGCATTTAGCACAGGTCATTGGGAATTTTTCTTCCAATCGAGCTTGGTAATCTTTAGTAAGAGAGATCAAAGTTACCATGCCGGTAGTTTCGGCATTCAACATTGTAACGATAGTTTCATCAGCTTTGTCACCCATAAGTTTTTTATAGGTTGCAACGGCATTTTCACGGAGAGATGCAATGTGGTTTTTACCTACCTGAGCCATTTCTTTCAGATTTGCAACTTCTGCATTCAGATTAGTAACCTGTTCTGTAAGAGAAGTTTTTTCTGTAGTTAAGTTATCCACAATAGTCTGAAGAGTGTTACGAGAATTAACCAATTCCTGAATGGCTGCAAATGCAGTTTCCTCGTTCATCTCTGTACCTTCGGAAAGAGTAAGGCAATCTTTACCAAAGATTCTTTCTAAAAATTTTTGTAGTTCATTCATATCTTTATTATTAGGATTTTGATTTCCTTGGTTATCATCATAAGATTGGGAAGTATCGTTATTTTCACTGAACAAAGCTAGATCAGTTTTCGTATCATAGAAGAAATACTGTTTAGACTTATCATCCCTATATTCTTCGTATGAAGCCCAAGTTCTCTTGGCAAAATTGGGATTAATGATTTTACCATCATCCCCAATCTTCTGAGCAAAAGCATCAGCTCCATGAGATACCAAAGAAGTTTCTAAGTATCTTACTACTTCAGTAACGATTCTTCGTACCATAACTCCCTTAGAATCATAGGTACCCAGTTTCTGGTAGAATTCGTTATCTTCCATATTTGGGTGAGACTTATCCCACTTAAACTGTACTGTTACTGAATTAGAATGGATAGATGGGGGATCCATAAGAATGCCTCTAGCAATTCTCGGATTTGCTTTACCATCAATCTTTAATATACCATTGATACCTGCAGGGATAACAAAAGAACCATCCTTGTATTCATCTTGCCAGATAACTTGTGATACAGCTCCAATAGCATTACCAATATTAGTCTCATGGTCACAGTTTACTGTTTGTCCTAAGAGCATTCTCATAGAAGCTTTTAATACTCCATTTTGACCAAAATCGGTAGGGTTCCAGTTCTTAGACACAATAGTTGCAGATAATAATCTGAACATTGGTTCAATAAACTCCTCATCTTTAGGAGTAAGTTCTTCTGGCTTCAAGTCAGGATAATAGGTATTATAATCTATTTCTCCTCCCCAAAAACCAAATTGACTGACTGACTCCTTAGAAGTTTGAGCCCATTTATAAAAATTCTCCGAGAAGGTTTGTGGTTCTATGGATGTTGGGATATACCCAGCCATTATAGTATGACCACTACCTATCACTAAAGAATCTAAATGTTCTCTGTTCTTTTTAGTAATCGGTTTACTCATCTTGATTTAGTATTTTGATCTCCTCGTGAAGGAGCCGGGTTATTTTTATCTCTTGATCTACGAGCGGATTGATTCTTATCGTCCTGTCTCTGTTTCTTCTTAGTACCCTCTTGTGGGTCTGAATTACCTCCCTTAGCAAATTGGTCTTCCAATGAAACTCTTGGTTCTTCTTCTGAAGGAGAATCATAACCCATTTCCCAAGCATATTGATATTGAGAAATGATACCTGCCTTGTAAAGTAAGTCAAGGTTCTGAATCTTATACTGTCTACCCTGTTGGATTTTAACCTCATCAGAGATAGTGGATGATCCCCAAGTAATGGATATTCCCTTACAATCAAAGCCAGCCAGACGTAGTTCTAGTTCATAAATAAACTTAAGAACATAAGAAACTATCATTTGGATATTCTTTAACTGACTTATAAGCTTAGAAAGCATAATACCAGTTGCTCCTTCTCCAATGGAAGCTTGTACTCCAATTAGGTTGCCATTTACTCCCAAACCATTAGCAACTGATTGCTGGTTCATATTCCAGGGTTTATCAATATTGCTCATCTCTTTTGAAGTAGAGTTAAGTTTAAACTGGTGGTCATCAATGTAACCAGTTACTACTCCATCCTTCATACCTTCCCTTACATTCTGTTTCAAACGTATTAGCTCCCTATTTAATCTTCTAGTGTAAGCTTCTACATTTTCATTAGGTTTCTGTTGTGGTTTTTCCATCAAAGCCTCTAGAAAACCAACCATACCACAGATTTCCATGATATGTTTAAAATTGGTTTTCATATCATGCTGACCCTTTAATGAGTCCAATGATGCCATAAAAGGAGGTATTCCATAAGGTTCATCGGTATCATTATACATACCAACATAACAGTAGGTCTCTGTATTAAGTTTGATATAATCTTGCTTATTCGAGCCATTCCAAAGAGTGTTCCTCTGATATGGACTGTATACACCATTATTCTCTCTTTTGAATACTATCCTATCTGGTTTGAGGAATAATACAGTAGCTAGACCCTCTAACTTTTCATTTGGTACAGCTTCTACTGAGATAGCTCCACTAATCATCAATTGAACTATCATCTTGTTTACCAAACCATCCATACCAGCAGTATAGTTAGACCATTTAGAGGATACCTTAGAAAGATGATCTCTCATCTTATCAGCCTCTTTATCGGTATTATTAGGGAAGGTTATGTTGTGACCAGTATTAGCAAGCTTAAACATGTCCTGTAAAGCTATGTTAACATCTGGATTCACTTTATATAAATCCCTTAAAAGCTGAATCACTTCAACACGAAAAGAAGGCGTAACCATCTGAGTTAAGCCTTTCAATGTATGAATGAAGTTACCTGGGTCATCATCCGGTTCCGATACTCTACCGGGTGAAATAGGTACCTCCTCTTTTTTACTTGGAGGATTAGCCTTGTTTTCTTGTATTGGAGATCGATTCCTTCTATCGAATCCAAAAAACTTAAGAATTTTCATTTCGGTTGTATTATTACATTAGTTTTTCCTTTTCGTATGTGATTACAAATAGCTTTACCAAATATATCATCATCAGAATAAACATCTCCTTCCAAATCCACATCTACAGCAGAAGTATTATTTCGGTGTTTACCCATGGCTACAGGTCTACCCAAACCATCATATATAAAGGTAGGAGCTTCTTGAACAAAGAAAGGATCCTTCACAATGATATTCTCTTCTCGAATATCTTGTTCTAGACTCTCTATAATTACTGAACGATTCTTTTGGGTAGTTAACCAACCTGGAGATTTATCAACCTCTGGTCTGGACTTACCTTTCTTTTTCAGAAGCTTTTGATAGTAGTATAGGTTAGGGTAACCTTCTGATTGAAGAGCGGAAGTTACTGCTAACCCAACGTCGTTAGATTCTGGAGCTACAACAGCAAAATTAAATAATTGCCCAGTATCTCCCAGTAACCTAGCATATTTATCTACTGCCATTCTTCCCTTATACACAACTTGTTCTTCTCCCAGCTTGTCCATACAAGTGAAAGAAGAATAGTCTGAGCCTCTACCTGTTGCAACGTCTGCACCGATAAAGTACTGTTTATTTGGATCTGGTTCGTTGAATTGTCTATACTGACGATTGAAACGATATTTTAAAACTGGATAATCACTTAAGCAATCTTCGATAGCCTTGATATCTGCCATATCAAATACTGTATTACCTGAAGAAAGAAAGTCTCCATCGATTTCTTGTGCAGTTCTTTTTGGACCCAATGCAGAAGCCATCTGGTCATACCAAGATTGATCCCGTTCTGGGTGCATCTGCCAATATAATCGAATAGCATTGAAAGGATTACCTCCAGCTATAGCATCTACCCATGTTGAATGGTAAAAATTACCCATACCGTATGGAGTAGAATTGATGATGGCTGAACCTCCGGTGGAAAGCGTAGGGAAGGCAGCTGCCCAAATAGCTGAAGCCCACCGAACGATTGCAGCCTCATCAATTACCAGGAGAGAAAGAGATTCTGAACGACCGGCTTCTGAAGATGTTGGGATGGATTCTATGAATGAACCATTATCGAATTCAATCATAGAGGCAGAACCAAATTCCCCAGTTCTTCCGTTAATGATCGGGGTTTGCATATACCATGGAAGATTCTTATACATGAACTTAATCTTCTTAAGTACCTTCTTAGCTGTTGTATCCTTAATGGAGATAATGTTTATCTTCTTATTAGGATGATATGATGCCAGCCATAAGCAGTACATAGATATAAGTTCTGTAATACCCGCTTGCCTGAACTTTAACAAGATATTGAATCTCTGGAGTATAAATTGGTATAGTACGGCTTTTTGATACGGATATAATTCAAATCGAACCTTTCCTCTCACGGGATGTATCACATAACAAAAAAAACTGAAAAAGAAAACATCCGTTGTAACCCTAGATAGATTAGATAATTCTTCTCTTGTAAGGTTAGTGGGTGTTTCCTGTATCTTCTTTGCCATAAAATCTAAAATTTATAAGTTACTACCAGTTCTAAATCAGTTTTTATACCTGAGAAATATCTTGGGTAATAAAAACTGTTTATCCCCAGTTTGTAATTAAATCTCTTAGTCTCGATTGAAATTCCTGTTCCCAAATCCCATAAATTGTTAAAGGGTCGGTACTTACCATAAACATAAGGAACTAATCTTATTCTAGATTTAATTTCTTGTGTGGTAAGTTTTCCGTTATACCAAGAATACTTGTAATTATTAGTGTCGATATGAAATAACCTACTAGAATAAATTCCTGAATTTTGATTAAGGAAACTCAATGTAAGTTGATTCTTATCGATTACTAATTGAACAAGAGAATCCTTCTCTGATATCTCTGCTGAATCGGTACTGCATAAACCCTGGCTAACCGAAGAATGCGGAGAATTGTAGAGAAGGATTCTACTTGGGTTAAGTAAATTATCGTAGGAAATTGGCAGGAAATCTTTCCTCAAATAAATTGTATCAGTATGTTGAATGATCTCTTTATCAGGTAACATACTGAGTTGTTGATTCAGTTTGTAATTCCTGAAGCAAAGGTAAATAGTAAATCCTAGTAAAAAAACTACTAAGGCAATCTTAAGCTTCTTCATTGATAAACTTCTTGATTCTTTTCCTTAACCAATAATTCTCAATCGGTGAGATCTTAGATTTTAATAAATAAAACTTAAACTGATAAGTATGTTCAGTTTCGATTATCTCAAATCTTAATCTCGGTACTTGTAAACATATGGCTTTAGTAAAATCTAGGATTACTTTTAAGTTAGATTTCTTAACCGGTACTTTAGTATTTATCATTCTCATAACAATAAGTTTTAAAATTCAGTTATACATAGTAACATCTTTTCTTAAGTAAGCTGGGTACCCAGCTTACTTTTCGATGAACGTAGTGAATCGAAATGTTTTTATATTTCCTATTCGTATATATCCTATATCCTAATACAATGTATACTTATATACGAAGTATATATAAGTATAGAGCTATATAATAATAGATATATATATACGAAGTATATTATATATATCTATTATTCAAAAAGTTTTTACAAATAAACTTCCTAAAGACATTCCTTAAACCATAATCCTATTTCACATACTGACCCTTTAGCAAGTGTATACCTGGCTTTATTTAACCAGTAATGATAAGTCTTAGGATCCCAAGTTGCAAATCCTCGAATAAATACTCGGTAATTTTCGGGGAATCCCATAATTGCCTTGAAATCATAAATACCCAAGGGATACCCATCAGGTCTAAATTGCCTATCTGAGGGTCTGAGTGTTAAAGGTGGTTTATCATCTTCCAATCGATATACTCCCGGGAGAGTACTCATCTTAGCAGTTTTAATTGGCCATTTCTTTTCATCTTTGAAATCATGGGTCCAAAGTTGTCTTACTTGTCTGACTGTAAGATTTTTCTTTTCAGGTAATTTCCGATAATCATACATTGCTAAAACTTTATCAGAGAATGGAATTAAAGCTTCCTGTGGGGCTTGTACTAGTAAATCTCTAGTAAGTTTTGGAGTATTTACTTGGAATACTTCATTAAAGGAATCCAAATACTCTTTTCCCTTGTCTAAATGAACTCCAATGATTACTAATCTTTTTCTTGATACTTGGGAGTTTCCGAAGTCAGAAACGCTTCTTTCGTGAAAAATAAGTTTATAGTTCTTAAAGAAATCCGTTAACATTTCTTTAGAAATGAGGGATAGCAATCTTGGTAGGTTTTCTATAAGAAAGAGAGCAGGTTCGTAATATTGAATTGCTTGAAATACTAGTTGTATACTTTTATTACTTTTAGGGTCTCCTAGGGTCTTAGATTTAGATAATCTCATTACTGAGCAACTACCACAATCAGGGCTAGATAATATGATATCTGGATGCCAATCTTCTGGTAGTTCATACCCTTTTAAGAAAGGTATGCCTTTGAAATTAGCTTTCCACTGTTCTTCTCTACCGGTATGGAATACTCCACGAGGTTCTATATTTCCAATAAGTTTATCTCTAAAAGGGAATAGGAGGGCTCCTTGCCCTCCACATACTCCCAGTACTTTTAAGTCTTTCATTTCTTGTAACTTCTCAATTTTATGTATTTGAACCAAGCATAATGCTTCCTAGTTGAAATATAATCCGGGTTCGAATCATTGTTATGAGCCTCTTCCTCAAAACTTACATCATGATACCTTTCATTCTGCTTGTTCCATTTAGCAAAACAAAGTATGATTAAGTACTCGATTCCATACCAAAGGTAGAAAAATATCCATAACATCTCAGCCATTTGCTTTGAATGTATATGTTCATGGTTATAATCCACCTCAGTAAACTTAGCCCCCTTTCTTACAAACACTAAACCAAAGACGTTGATAGCTTTGTATCCCTTGAAAGGTATAAGGTTGTTGTAGATTACTTTCATAGCTTGTCTTTAAAGTTTTCATAGGTATTTCTTAGCTTTTGGTCGTAGTTATTATCTTTGTAACCAGGACCATTATATCCTTTAGCGAAGGCATCCCAGTCTTTTGCCTTCAAATGCTTCACTAAACCGGAGTTATAGAGGAAATGATACATCAATTCTAGCTGCATTTCATGAGATTCAGACATCTTTTGGATCATTTTATCCACTGATTGACATCCACAAAGCTGATAATTGAAGCCCATAATCTGTCCCAATCCCCAAGAAGTAGCTAAATTAGCACAGTTTTCATCAATTTTACGAGCTGCTTCGAGTCTTTTCCACTCTCCTTCACCTCCTAAGTAGAATTCTTTGGTCCATTTCTGATAAACCAGACTGGGATTTCTCTTGGCTAGGTCATATAAATAGGTTCTTTTACCTTCTCCATCGAGTTTTATCTTCAAATATTTCCACATTACATGACCCTCGAAGAGAATTTGAGGTCTACCAGAGGGTAAAAATCCGTCTCGATTACCACATTCTACTACAGTTACTGTCTTTAACAGAGCTGGTTCAAGGTTTAACTTGTTTGCAACCTTGGCAATTAATTCGTTAGTAAGTTTATCCATAATATAAATTCTTAGAGTTTACATTAAAGAGGATAAAGTATTGCTTGTAGCCTTTCTTAGGTAGATATATCGAGTTCTATTTATCAATGAATAAATAATTTAATTATGGATATAGGAAAGAAACAACAGATTATGGTTGATTGGTTTAGGAAAACCTTAGATGAATCGAAGAAACCCTGGAATACCCAGGTATATTTGATAACTGATAAGTATCATGTTTACATTGCCAACAAGGATATCAGATTAATAGGAAGTAATTTCGGTAAGGCAATCGATAGACCTTTGAAATATTTCTTATTTACTGATGGTAAGATACAGTATTTCAACAGTATAGAATTTCTTGGCTATTTGCCTTTCGAATTAAGAGACGAATACCCAGTCAATTGCAAACCTCTCAATCCTTGGGAATACGACTACTATCGTCAGCATGGGATAACCTCAGAAGATTTGCAGAATTTATTTAATAATGATTGATATTTAAAAATAAAATAGTATATTTGTATAACGAAATAAATACATTATTTATATGAAAAAAGAAGTAATAAAACTCAAAGAGGGTAACTCGGTAATTTACCAAGACAAAACCCTAATGGAAAAGGCAAACGTAGTATCTATCGATAAAAAGAATGGTACTGCAATATTATCTAATAAGGTAATAATTACTAGAACAACAAATCTAGAGGGTCAATTTACTCGATTAGATGGGAAAGGTAATGCAATAATCCTACCTTGTACTACAGAGAATGAACAGAAGTACAATTCCTTTGTTGCATATCACCAATCCAAGAAATCCTTAGAGGCAATTAAAAAATGGTTGGATGATAACGGGAAACACAAGGATGATGAAACCATTGAGAAAGTGATAACCTTAGATAAGAAACTTAAAAAACTAATCGAAAAGCTCAATGAATAGTACTTGGATAATATTAGGCATAATCTATGGGATATGCCTAATCCCCTCTATACTTCTAACTAAGCTGTTATGTCAAGAAATCAGGATGATAAGACCTCATCTATTATTCCTTACAATCTGGTTAGTATTACCTTTATTCCCTATTTACCTAATATTCTTTAAAAAGAAAAACAATGGCTAGAATTAAAGATTACGACGAAGATTTATCTGCTCCCAAACTTCTAAGAGAAAGGGCAAGAGATAGCAAGGGTAGGTTCATTAAAAAGGACCTACCACCCTACCTAGGATCTGAGCAAGTATTAAAACCTAAGAACTACTATCACTTCGATAGTCACGGTAATTATAAGGGTAGCTCAATGAATTTTGATGCTCTAGTATGCCTTGGCTTTACTTGGTTTAAGTTATTGGGAGTAGCATTAATGATGTTGCTATGGCCTATAGTATTTATATATGCCCTTAATGATGGGATAGAGAGATACCCATTTAAGAAGTATGCAATCCCTTATATCTTTATCCTAGTGGTTTGGTTTATAATATTCTTATATGGATTAGTATCATGAGTAATATCGATGAAAAGGCAAAGAATAACTTCACCATAGAGATGAGGATATTCTTTTGTAGGGATGAATGCCAGAGATGTTTTATTCTCTGGCTTCTTTGTGTGTTGTGTCTTGGTATGCCCTTAACGTGTGTAGGAAATTTTGTGTGTGTTCAAGGCTTTTCTAGGCAATGCCCTTAAGATAGGATCCTAAAAACGCCATGTACTAAAAACGGGGTACGGTAGCCCTTATTTAGAATAAGTCAAAAAAAAAGTAAGGGACAAACATTCCCTTACTAGTAAAAATTATTTATTAAATATTTTTATTTTAGTTGGTCTCTTTCTTGTTGCTTTTTGAAAATTTTTAATAAATCCGTGGAATCGGTTTCATTTTCAAATTGATACATTAAGTAATGAAAGTATGATTTTAAAGTAAATCGAAACAAAGAAGTTTCTTTAAACGCTTCAATTTCAAAAAAATTCAAAGCGTTTAAATGAATTAGATATACTTTGAATTTTGTATCAACTACAAAAACATGGTTTTTCTTTAAATCCCAATAGCTTAAAATTAAACCGTATATAATTAGAATTAAACCTATAATGAGTAATACTACTAACATAATTTAGATTTGATTTAAGAGTAGGGAATTAATTCCCTACTCTAGTTAAACATTGATTTATTTTTTCACAATTTGTAAAGCCTTTTTCAAAATTTCTTTGTTTGTTTCTTTCATATTTTCAGAACAAACTGAAGAAAGCGAAAAATCATTTACTTTGTAAACTTGTTTATAAAAATCTAAAAACGCTTTTTTTAGTTTTTCTAACCGTGTTTTGTCCTTTTCTTGTGTCAAACTTTCAGACAATGAAAGAATTGTATTTCTAAATTTCTTTCGAGCAACTTTTTTCTCTTTGTCCGAAAGTTCTGAAAAAATTTCTTCTTTATAGATATCTGATTTTTTAACCCCAAAAGAAGTTTTTAAAAGTCCCTCTGTACTTTTATTCAAATTAGCTAAAATATCCCTATAAAGAATATTGTTTGCTTTTGCTTGTGCTTTAGCTTTTTTAGCACTTACTTTGTTGATTTTTTCTTTTGAAGAATTTTCAACTACATTTACATTCTCAACAACTGAATTTAATTTTTTTTCTTCCATAATAAAAATGCTTGAACTTTTGAATTTATTTTATTATAACCTTTTCGATAAAAATTCAAGTCTTATTAGAAACTCGAAAAGGTTTTTTTATTTCTCTATGCAAATATAAGAATAATATTTTAATCTGCAAAATTTTCAAAGATTTTTTTTTGAAAATTTTTCTTATTAAATTTTAGAACTCTTATCGTTTCCGACATTGCAAAGATAAGGACTTTATTTTAATCTACAAAAAAATTCGAGAAAATTTTTTGTTAAAAATGAATTTTATTATTTTAAGAATAATTTTCAGAAAATATTTGCATATCTCAAAAATTTTATTATTTGCGCATACATTATTTATTATCAAAAATTTTTATCAAATTTCCACCCATTAACCTCCGGGCGGCCTAAATTGCCCGCACGTTGTCCGCTATATAATACCTGTATGATAACAAGGTTAGGGCCATCTATGGTTCCATTACTATATCCTCTTGGTAATCCTCGTACTAAATCCCCATGGCCAGAAGATTCTAGGGGATTTTCGGAGGGCCTTTTAAGTGGCTATAGAATATCTGTATATTATATACCTATTACCTGAAGGCCATATATGGTCGATAGTTAGCGTACTTAGGTAAGCCTTATAAGATCTATAGATAGGCCTAGTGGGTTCTTATATAAGGCTAGTAAGTATATGTGTAGTAAAGCTCTAGTACCTCTTAGGTAATTATATGAAGTCTATAGATGGCCTCTTAGGTATGTACATAGAAAAGCCCAGGTACCTTAGTTAGGCCTGGGCAATATTCTTATTCTTGGCAACCTATGGTACTATCTGAGTCTAGGATTATTATATGTTCTGATTCATATATGGGTTCTTGGTTTGTGGGTTTATTCGTTTGGCAATGGGATATAATACCGGTATAGATATCGTATAAGAAAATATGTAGGCCTTGGGTTAGGTCTAGTTTATTTATTTCTTCTTGTTCTCTTAGAGTCCAGGTGTCAATGGCATCATCCTTGAGAATCTTGGCTAGGTATTCGAAATTGGTTTTCATTGTGATATATGTATTATAGGGTTAGTAATTTAATAATTGTAGGGGATTGATACTGTGAAAAAGCTATTGAACTCTGTTATGATTGGGGCTTGGCCAAAGCATGCTTCAGGATCATAGGCAAATGTGTCCCGTAAGCATTCGATGCAAGTAATGCTTGCAGTGTCATCGTCATCGAAATGTTCTGGATCGTTTTTAAGGAAAGTTAGTATATGTATACCGTCTTGGTCTGGGTTATCGATTGTGGTAATCGATATTAAAGTAGTGTGGTCAGGTATAATGGTATTTTCCTGTAACTCCTGTAGGTAAGGAGTAATGAACTCTGGTAAGCCTCCAGGATAGGAGTGTTCAAGGTTAGAGTTTTTAGTAATAAAATTACATTGAATCTCTTTTGCAAAGTTAAATGAAGTTTTAATTATTGTTTCCATAATCTAAAATTTTAATTAGTTATTAAATTAATTATCTGATGCAAATATAAGAACAATATTTTAAATATGCAATATCCTTGATTGCCTTTCGAAGGCCCCTAATGTCCTAGAATTATCTAAAATAACCATAATATAAATACTTATGCAATTAACAAACATATTACTAGGATGGCAATTAAAAATGGCCCCTTGATTGCCTAGAAATTTATTAAATCCGAGGCCATTTATGGCATAAATTGTGTACCTAGTTTTAAAATCCCAGACCTAAAATGGCCCCTCTAGGTACACAATTTTAATATAAATCCTAGCCTCTTGGCAATTAAAATCCGAGTCTAGGTACACAAAATCACAACCCAAATCCTAGATTACACAAACTAGCCAAACAGAACACTTTTCAATTACACGTGTGAAGCTAAAATACATACGTATCTAAATCCCACCCATATTAGTATATTATATATAGGCGTTACTAAAATAGCTACGTGTCAAAAAGGCTCATATACGTATCTCAAAAACTATTGCCAGAGTGTACTTTTTGCTTTTCTGTGATTTGAGGGGCCATGTATGGTGATTTTATTGCCTAAAATGGCCTCTGGGGCCTCAAGGATTTAGTACTTTAAATTTTGAGAGCTATAGTGTTTGGTATAGTAGAGCAGCCTTCAAGTGTATGTTCCTGACCTTTTCGAAAAACCCCCGTTAGTACACAGAAAAGGAAGGAAAACCAAGATCCTAAGATATGTATATTAGTTATATGTATTATTATATATTGATTGTGATATAGGGGATTTGTATCTTAGTTAGTGATATCTGTATATTCAGATTGTGTATATGATATAGGTAGGTTTATTGTGTACCTTGTTATATATTATTTGTATATTTCTTTGTTGGGAGTGGGGTAGGTGGGTTGTGTACCTAGTATCTGTATACTTGGTTTTTATTTTGGTTTGGGAGGTAATTGATTATTACTTGGTTTGTGTACACAGAAATACCTAGAGTTTTCTAGGCTCTAGGTATTCTTTTTATTTATCTTTGTTTTGTTCTATGAGGTACTAGGTCTTCTGGGTTCTGAATTATATCGTTTATGTATGGGTTTATCTCTTGGATGTGATACTGGGCTTGGAACCTAGAGAGGGTATCCTTTAGTTCTTCTACTAGAGTATCATAGAGATTATTGTATATTATCTCTTTGATTTTGGTTTGGACTTCTTTGTTTTGTTCTAAGGGGATTTCTTGGGTGGTTGAGATTTGGATCTCTATTGGTGATTGTAATTCTGGTACCGTTGGTAGGTTATCCATATAGTCTAGTCCAGAGATAAGTTCTAATATTTCTTCGTTGGACATAGATAATAGATATATGGGCTCTTTGTATACTTTGCAGGTTAGTATTCGATTACCATTCTGATTGATTGTGATTTGTGATAAGGTTTTCATTGTTTTCATTGTTTTTAAAGGGTTATTTTTTCTCTTGGCATTGTTAGGACTTCATAGATAGCATCATCTATGTTGATATCGAAATAGGTTGTATGGGAAATGATTTCCTCTAGGTCTTCCTCTTTTGGTTCCCATCCATAGTATCTGGCAATGATATAGGATTTGAGTACATCCCTGATATCTAAGTTATAAGTACCTATGTGATAGGTATTCATGATGTAGGCAATTGTTTTCATGGCATTATCCGAGTAATTGTTTTTCGAATGTTTCTTGGTCATCGGGATCGGGCCAGTTAAGGGATTCTTCCATGTATTCAACGACTAAGTCCATGAATTGTGCCTGTAATTCTGGGGTAAGTGTTGAAATTTCTGTTTGTACTTCCCGTTGGATTTGGTCGTAGTGATAAGCAAAGATTCTGCGGATACGGGTTGAGATACCGGCATACTTTTTTAATAGTTCATTATTTTTCATAAGTCTAAAATTTTAAATAGTTAATAATTAAATTTACTCTGCAAAAGTAATATATTTATTTTATATATGCAAACCATGGTTATCCTGGCTGAGGAATAGGTATAATATCTGTTATGATAACCTTTTCTGAAGTAAGATTCCAATAGTTCTGGATTTCCTTCAGGGCATTAATCATATGTAGATGTTCTGGTATCAGTTCCTCCCCAGGATATCTGAGGTAATCTCTTATTTGTTCTGTTCGATAATTGATGGTAAAGGCTTGAGTATCCTTTAGTATTTCACGTACATGCGTTTGTCCGATATTATTTACCTGTATATTATCGAATACCTGATATGAAATTAGAAATCTACCTTGGGTTAGCATATATCTCCATTATTTGTTCATATTTATCTGTGCTAGTAAAAGTATCAAGGAAATAGTTATATTCCTTCTCATTAGTATGGAATGGATGCTTGTGCAATTCATATTTGCAATAATGTTCCCATGGATTGCCTGGTATGAATGTATCTAAGTTAGGCCCAGAGGAATTAAGGAATAGGACTAAGATAAGCCCTAGTCCCATGTAATATAATGCTGTTCTCATAATTCGTTACAGATTAGTTTTATGTCAGTTAATTGATTCATGTATTCCTCTTCTGAGGATATATCCAGGGATTTACAGGCTATGTAGTGACCGTACATTGATATACCTGATTCATAGCCTTGGTCATCGTTTAGGAAGTTAGCTAAGCCTTTCCTATTGATTTCGATTACAGGATAGGGAGGTTCTCCATTGGTTGCTTCCTTATCGAAGGTAGCAAAGTCATAAGTACATATATCATCGGTCATGGTAGCAAATATTTCGATTAGCCAGGTAAAGTCCTCTAAAGGTACTCTGTCTAACCATTCCCATCCGATTGGGTATTCGTTTATTGTTATGATTGGTTCCATATTATAGTTCTTTTAAAATTGCTGTTTTAAATCCGGTTGCTGTAAGTTCTTGAGTCTCTATGTGTACAAGTTCAAAGTAATTCTCTATGTCTTGGATAGTTTTGAAATGTAATGGTACATGATCTTTATCGGCATCATAACCATATTCGTTTTCCACTTGGTCTACCAGTTCTTGGTAAGCTTTACCTGGATGCTCTTCCAAGGAATGATAAATTCCTTGGATATAATGGCCTTCTATGATTACTAGGGTTGTTATTGTTAGTTTCATGACATTAGAATTCTAAGTTAAATAATTGAATGGTAAGCATACTTGGGAATTTCCCTCCTTCGTAATGAATATTAGAAGCATTGGAGTAATTGTAGAAATCATCCTTTAGTGATATCTTAAGAATATCTAATAGCAATGGATATAACTTGTACTGATTAGCCCTTAGCCATTCGTTATATTCCTGGATATCCGATTCTGAAGTAAAAGTGGCAGAGAGTTGGATAAATGGTTTATCCAAAGAATCTGGGTTATGGATATTTGTCTTAAGCCAAACCTTGGAAAGCATGTGGGATTCCTTTTGCATTAGGTTGACTGAACCAGTATTTTGCCATTGTTCGTATTGGTAAATTGTGATACCGGTTTTAAGGGCTGTTGTAATGTTGTTCAAGTTCATGACTGCCTAAATTTTAAATGAATAATATATTTCTTTTCTCTGATGCAAATTTAATACTTTATTTTTAAATATGCAATATCCCTGATTACTTAGCTGAGGCTTCTATTGGGTATCTGATAGAGCCTTTTCTGGATAAGGAAGAGGCCATTAATGGATTTTACATATTTCGCATCTTTACGGAAGGCATCTGGATTCTTTTTCTTAAATTGATGCCACCAATCATCATATTCTTCAAGGGTTTTGAATACCTTGTTTAAATCCTTAGTTGGACCTGTTAACTGAATGGTCTTAGGCCATACTTTAACATCTATTCTCTTGCCTTCATTGAAATATATACGAGAAGGTATAATTACTTCATCTGGGCCTGGATGTGGAGTTGTGCTCATAATTTCGTTATTGTAAAAGTTATGTAATTGTCTTTAGTTATCACAAATGTAATGATAGCATTACCTTGTATTGAAATAGATAGAGATTCAGGAGTATCTGCTAATATGTAGTAACTTAAGAAGTTAGCTCTAAGCAAATTAGTAAGTACTTCCCTTAGTCTGAACAATGTACAGTTATCAGGATTACCATAGATTACGGATTGAAGATATTGGTCCTGATGGTTAAGGTGATACCATCTTAATCTAGCCAAGTTTAATTTCTCGGCTAGATCAAATTGTACCATGTTTAAGATTCTTCTTATGGGTGTCATACTGTAAAGGTGATTTGCATTATGTTTGAAGATATTCTGTTGATAGATTTGATATTAGCTTCTCCATCAGTAAAGTTCATGGCAAAATTTACCAGAGCATCTGCAGCACCGTTAGAAGTATCAGGAGTTTGAAATAAGAAAGAGTATATTGCAAATCCGTCCTGTTTAGATATCATTGCAGATAATGCTAAGCATTGATTTTCAACGTAAGCATTAACCAATAAGCCCATTAAATTATTACTATAGCCTATGATTTCCTCTAAGTTTAAGGAAAATAACTCTTGGATTTGAAGACCTAAGTTAGTAACTAATGAGTCTAGTTGTTTAGTGGATTGAAGGATTTCATTATTTGTCATAAGTCTAAAATTTTAAATAGTTAATAATTATTTTTCTTTATGCAAATATAATCACTTTAAATTATATATGCAAATTCTGGAATACTAAGCTGAGGATGTGTGTAAACGCTAAGAAAGGCAGATGGTTAGTCTGCCTTTCGAATTTATACTCTGTATCGGATTAAATTCCATTTATCGTTTACTAGCCTGAATATCCAGAGATAATGGTTAGTGAACTCTAATAGAGTACTGTATTCAGAGGTTTCAAATACCAAGAGATCTGAGTTCTTTTCTAGAATATTGAAATGGATGGTTTTATTAGTACCCTTTCGAAGGATTTCTCTGAGATCTTTCTTTAGAGTATCATCCGAAATGAACATATTATATTGTTCTCCCATATAATCCAGATATTTATCCCTGATATCTGGATATATTCTAGACTGGCTTACGTTAAATTGTTTCGTTTTCATCTTGATTTTCTTGATTTATGTTACGTTCGATAATGTTTTGAATACATATTCTTCGGCCCTCTTCTTCTGTCTGGTCCAAGATATAGGTAAGAGAATGATTAAGGAATAACATATCTGTATCGTAATTCCTTTTGAATACTAATAATTCGAATTCCTTTAACCAATTATGTTGCATCAATTCCAGTATCTCCTCTAAACCAACATGGTCCGTATCCATATATCCTTGGCATTTATACCAGATATCTGTAAAGACTCCAGTAATATATTCTGGTATCTTGAATCTATCAGATACTTCATGGACTGGAACTAAATCCTTAGCAGCTTGGTATTTTTCTTTGGTTATTACCATGTCTGATTTACCTGATAGCTTTCTACTGGTGTTAACTATGAGTGGTACCTTGTAGTATAATAGGTAAGGTTCTTTGTCATATACCCAGTATCTGCTTTTGTATTCCTGATAGATTAGTACATAGGGTTTATCTGAATACATACCAAAGAGTCTCATATAAGCCGATAGGTAATTTTCTAGGTCTTTAGCACATTGTATATTCTGGTTGAATACTACCTTAGTATCTTCTAGGTAGATAAGATTCAGAGAATAACTTAACTCTGGTTCCCGTTTACGAAATCTGTTGAATAGGTTTTTGATGTTCATAATGTCTAATTATTAAAATTTCACTTTGCAAATTTAAGAATAATAAATTAATTATGCAATAAACCTCGATTACCTGTTGAGGAATTGTTCAGCTATTGATGTAGGCTCTTTTTCTTCATATTGCTCCTCATCTAAATAGATATCCATTTCTGGGTCTGGATCCTCGGGATCTATGTTAGCTTCTATCTCTCTTCTCAATTCATGATGTTCCCTTGAAGAGAGTTCCATAGCTCCCTTATAATCATCGGTAATTTGCCTCATCTCTGCAGTATTCAAAGTAAGGCCCTCTTTGGTAGTATCAATTCCTTCTTGTTTAGTAGCAACTACCTCGGGTAAAGAAGATAAATCATAGTGATCTGCTAATAATTTGGCTTCCTGTGGCTTATCCATTATCTTTTGAGATTCTAGGATAATCTTTCTGGCTTCCTCTATTGATATGCCTTGGTTCTGATTTAACTGATTATTCTGAGTATCCCCAAATTGATTAAATATATTGGTAGTCCCTCCACCCATAAATGTACGTATGACAGATTGTAATGAAGTAGAAGAATCTAGTTTCATCTTAAGAGCCTTATTCAATTCAGCCGATATGAATGGAGTATAATGTCCTCCTTGAGATTCTCTTAGGATGTTTACCTGATGAGATATTTCCATTCTATCCTCTAAAGCCCATGCTACTTGTTCTCCCAATAGAGCCTGTAGCATTTCTTCTTGTCTTTCTTTATCCCAGAGCTTAGATTGCAATAATCTATCTCTCATAAATACTCGTATGTAATTGATATCTATACCAGTCTTTGTTGAGAAGGTATTAATATCGTACATAATCCCACATAGCATACCATTACCCATCAACCAGTGATTGATAATGTAGTTGTATACCTTTTGTAAATCTTCAAGATTCTGACTCTTTTGGTATTCTGCTGCCATTGCAGTAGTTCCCATGGGTCTAGGAAATCTTTTTATATTGTCTTTTGCCATTATACAAATATTCTTTTCTTATATCCTTAGATTCATCGTATCCCACCCTTTTAAGAGGATAAGCTACATATAGTTGATAAATATTAGAATACCAATAACCAACTGCTATATTTAGTTCTTCATTTAAAGCCAAAATAAATTGAGTATCGGTAATCCTATCCCTAGTAAATATCCAGGTATAATTTCCTTCAAGGTTGGGAACCTTGTTATAAAATTCCCAACCTTTAATTACCTTAAAAATATTGCCATGAAGGTCAACGATTTCCTTTGCCATAATTGCCTTTTTTACCTCTCGAGGATTTTTTGTCTTGTTCACTAGAGTTATTTTTCATTTCCTCTATCCTTTTTTGTGTTTCTGGGTACCAGAGTTTTCTTAGGGGCACTACCTGGGTTGCAAAAAATGCCTTCCATAAATTTTGTGATAAGGGTCTTATACTTTGCCTACTGATTTCATTAAATTTATCCTCGAAGTATTTCACTACCTTTTTGAAATCAGAATAATATATGTGACCAGTTACCGGGTTTATCTTTTGCATATTCTGGCACATCTCTAGTAAATCTTCTCCCAATTTATTCATAAACTCTCCTCTATTAAATTGGAAGTTCTCTTGATCTAGTCTAAATATCTTTACGTAATCTTTTGTTTCCATTATATCTCTGTTTCTAAGTGTTTAACATCATAGGGTAATACCTGAAATAAGTATCCCCTTTTATCATCCTCGTAATAGGATGACCATAATCTCCCTTTTAATCGGTATAAATCCAAGTCATAAGTTTTCTTGGGTATACCTGTGATAAATAATTTGTGATTGCCTCCTGGGTTAACTTCGAATTCCCACTGGGTAAAATTTCCTATGGTACCATAATCTGGCAATTTATTTCCCAGTAGGGTTGGCAAGGCAATATCCTTTACCAGAGTTTCTTTGGGGACCCTTTTCCCATTTACCCAGATCCCCAGTTGTGATTTACCGATATATACATCTTTTACTATTTCTCGAAACATAATTCAATGATTATAAATTTAACACCTTGACCTAATTCTAAGTCATTTACTGCATTAATATCCCTAGTACTATGTTGAAGGTTTCTTAAAGAAATTCTAGATTCTTTCGATATCCTATAAGATTTTCTTACCAAGAGTAAAGCATTTCTCCAACAAGCAACCATAGAAGATACTGGCCCAGAGAATAAAACCTTGCTGGTCTTATTTATCTCTACCATTTTTTCTTCGTATAGTTTTTGACTCTGAAGATACCATACTTTTATTTCTCTTATGTTTTCTTTTCTTCTTTCTAGAATCAGCTTTGACATAATCTTCTATTTCTTCAAGTTTACCCAACAATAAAAACCTTACGAACATATCTATAGGCCTGAAAAAGTAATTTCTTATATTCTCAGTGCCTAGATAATAATCGTATACGATAAAGAATTTTTTAATCTTTCCGTATTTGAGAGATCTTTGAACAAGGTAATTCTTTACACATCTCTTGTGAAGTTCTACCATGTCCTTTTCCTGTTTTTCCATCTCCTTATCGGAGAATATTCGATAGTCCATAACCAAAATAAATATGGGACTGGGAATTTGAAAATAGCAAACTAATGTGTTCTCAGTCCCGGGTTAACAAAGGATTAATTATACTGCTTCATCTACCTTTAGTACTTTTTTCTGGAAGGTAATATATTTATTTTGGGCAGACTTGTATTCTTTAGAGTTATGATCTTGGATTCGGAGCATTTCCCTTTCCAATTTACGAAGTTCATTACGGGTTTGTTGTCTCCATTTCTTTCTTGAAAGAGTATCAGTAACATCATCTGGGTAAATGTATTTCACTTCCCGATTGGAGATTACTTGTTCGATGATATTGGGTTTCTGTTGTTTGGCAACTTCCTTGACAACTTCTTCCTTTTTAGTAGAAGCTTTCTTGGTAGTGGTTTTTACCAATTTTGCTTTGGGTTCTTCCTTAGCCTTAGATTCTTTAGTTTCTTTTGGCTTTTGTGTTTTAGAAGCCTTAGCTTCCTTCAATGAGTTAGATACTTGATTGTTGATTAACTCGGTTACCTTGTTCAAATTTACTTTTTCCATAACTGACTAATATTAAAATGTTATTAATTAATTTCTCTATGCAAATATACAAACTATTTTTTAAATAGAAAAATATTTCTAATTTATTTTATCAATAGCTGAGGATCCCTAGTCGAGTAGGAAATCAAAGATTTCATCTGGGTTCTCATCTAGGTTTTCAGGATCATCATAGTAGGAATCTAGACCTTCAGTAAAGATATCATATTCTGAAATAGATGAAGATTTATCATATCTCTGATTATACTGTTCTACGGTTAATATAGTTACCTTACTGGGATCATGTTCATATTTCTCGGCATAAGCAGAAGCTTCCTCTGGTGATAAGGGTTTATCGGAAGTGAATACTTGGTAATATACTCTGGGTTTAGTATAATGAGCATCTAAAGTTACTTGTTGATAACCAGATTTCCTTGCGGTAAATATTATATTATCTGGAGTAACTCTTACTAGGAAAGCATATTGGTATAATCTCCGATTACTAAGAGAATCCTTTAGTTTCTTTATAGAATCTACTTTAGCAAAGAATATAGAATCTCTTCTTTTGCTTTCCTTATACCGTTTTACATTTCTAATAGAATCTTCTCTACTCTCCTTTACATAAGGAGGAGTTACCCTCCGGGTACTATTGGTGTTGGCAATAGTGAATCCCAAAAGAGTAACTCCCAGAATGGAAAACGGAAAAATAATATGTTTAGTTTTTGAGTTCATATCCTGTAGCTTCATATTGTCCTTTGATATGAGAATTAAGATATCTCCCTTTAGATTCGGCATTCATTAGTTCTTCGAAAGTTTTTCTGGGAACTAAATCATACCGGTAAACTTTGTTGCCCTTAAAAGCAACCCATAAGTGTTTGTTTTTGTTGTCATACCCAATACCTTCTATATTAGAAGATTCTACTGGATTCATTTTAATACCAGTATTCATGGTAACTGATTCAAGATATTCTTCTCTGTCCATAATTTAAAGTTTTAAAAGTGTTAACTCCGGATGTAATACGTTGGTATATTTTTGAATGATTGCCCATGCTCCCAAAACTCCTTGAGAATTGTCGGTTATCCATTCTTCTTCCATTTTCCATAGGATATGAGAGCAGATGTATAATTGATACTCTGTAAGAGTTTTTATAAGTTGAGGATATTCTACCATATCTGAATAGAGTTTTATCATATTATCTAATACTCCTCTTATTTCTCCTTCTTCAATCTGAAGAAGTTTTTTAAGAAGGTAATGATCGGTATCCTCTAAATTTTTAGAGATATGAGTTAGTGCCTCAACTTGGATTTGGGCAATGTTCTTAATAACCGTCTTGGTTTCTGCATCCATTTTTTCTTATTATTTATTTCGTTATACAAATATATAAATTTTATATATAATATGCAAATATTGCTGAGGTAGGTAGTGGATTATCTCTTCAGGATCTCAGCCATCTTTTCCTTGATTGAATCGGGGAATAGGGCATCTGATGCCCATCTTGAGAAGAACTTAGAGGGTTTCTTATCCGGAGTCATAAGCAATTGCCTTTGTTCTGTAGAGAATTTAATTCGTTCTGCCTCTAACATATACTTAGGTAACTTAGTAAATTCTGCCTGAGAGAATGAGATAGTAGTTTTACCGGTCTGAGCCCTAAAGGGTTTCTTCCTTTCCTTATACAGATATGGAACGATCTTCTTTGAGGGACCTTGCAGAATGCTGAACCCAAATAGAATCATAGGGTCAAATTTATCTGTCTTAGGATCTTTTGCTCTCTTTATACATCTTGCCATCCATGAATAAGAATCGAGATATTGGCCATTGTTGGTGGGTTCTCCCACATCTTTCTTATCGAATTTAAATTCCGGGAAATGATAAAGGAAATCCTCTGTAAGGATGAATACAAATCCAAGATCTCTAAGATACTTAATAATATCTTGTTGGCTTTTGCCCTCATTTACCATCTTTTCTACATCAGCAAGGATATCTTCTCTTGGGGATTCCAATTCTTTAGCTTGAGTATTAGAAGGTCTTCCTCTACCTGCAGATTCTTTGATTGGTAAATTACCAGATAATTTATCTAAGTATTCTTTGAATTGAGAAATATCTTGTTGATTAACAAGTGTTACTTCTATTCTTATGGGACCTTTATGTTGTACCTTTGGACCGGCATACATCTCAGTGCAAGCATCTACTAATCTATCAGATAAAGGATTACCATTTTCTGAAAGTGTAGTGATACGCAGTTTGGGTTTGAATATTTCTTTTTCTTCTTTCATAACTTTAGAGATAAAAAGGGCCTGGACAAAAATTATTGCCAGGCCCAAAACTACTAATAACTAACAAAACAAATATAAGAATGGAAATTAATCCTCGTCTTTGGCCTTTTTCTTCTTAGGATCTTTGGCCTTTTTATCTTTCTTAGAAGGCTTATCCTTTTTGGATTCCTTCTTAGGTTCTTCCTTCGGCTTAGATTCTTTTGGAGTCTTACCTGCAGCCAATTTTCTCTGAGCCATACGATATTTCTTCTTTTCTTCGGAAGTCATTTCTCTTCCGTCTACCAAAGGATAATCGTATTTAGTTGCTGTTCTACCTGAACTAGCTTTTTCCTTTTTCTCTTTTGCTTTAGCTTCTTTCTTAGCTTTCTTTTCATCTTCAGAAGCCTTTTTCATTTTTACCAGCTTCTTCTGATTAGCAGTGTCTTTCTCAGGATATTGGGCAGCAACTTTATCTCTTTCCTTGTTAAGTTTTGCCATAAGTTCTTTTACTGCCTTACCATGAGTTTTGTCCTTTGACCAATCCTTTGCAGGATCCAGGTTATTTTCTTTCAGGTAGTTTTCCAAAGCCTTTGCAGCTTTTGTGATTTCCGGAGTCTTATCAGCCGGTTTCTTTGCTTTTTTAGCAGGTTTTACTTTCTTTGTCATATCCTTATTGATTTATGAGTTTATATTTACCTATAGAAGTGAATCCGAATTAAAGGTATGGATTTCCTTGATTTCTAGGATTTTTAATTCAATCCCTTTTACCATTGCACAAGTATGAAGATAATCAGATATCTCTCTTTGAGTTAATCCTGAGAAAATACTGGTTTTAGTTTCATTTCCCCATATATATTTCACTTCTAGAACTGGATTGTTAAGAATATCTTTTACTCTTTGTGATAAAGAATAAAGTTTTCTTTTCTGATACATAATATGGGCTTGGTGTTTCCTATATTCACCCATCTTATTTTGCTGCAAGGATATATGAGCTTGGTATTTATAGTATTTGATATCCTTGTATATTTCGGCAATCTGTGAAATTAAGGATGAGAAGGATCTTTTTTCCATTGTGGCCTTTTTATTTGAGATTGATATTCTAAAATCATTTCCTTAGCTTCTGATATTATGTTTTCTATTAATTCCCTTTCTTGGGGATTTTTGCATACTTCTAGATATGAAGTATAATCTTCTATCAGATTATTAAGTGCAATAATCTGTATATTCTTTCTTATCTCTTCTTTGGTCATGGGTTATGAAAATAAAAAAGCCCATCACCTTTGTGGGCAATGGGCTTAGATAATTGATATAATGTATAATCGTTATGGAATTTAATCTTCGTTTTCTTCAGAAGTTTCTTCTTCATCTACTTCTTCGTCAGTGTCTTTTTCTTTCTTTGACTTCGGAGTAGTGATAATACCATGTCCTTTCTTTGACTTAATTGCCAATTCTCCGGGAACAAAAGCAACCGATGTGTTTACTGGAGCACCATCTACTACCAATACTGAAGTTACCAATACTCCCTGAGCACCTTTCTTTGTTTTGATTGCATAACCGAAGTTCTGAACTTCTGAGTTATCAGAAATCTTGATAACATCGATTTGTTTACCGTTCGGTCTCTGACCTGCAGGACGGTTTTTAATAGCTTCCATACGAGCTTTGCGTTTAGCTTCTTTTTCAGGATCTTTTTCCTTAGCACCTTTTTTCTTGGTGTCTTCTTTTTTCTTTGCCATAATCTTAATAAGTTTTTTAAAAGTTGTGTTATAAATAAGTTGTGACTTCTACATAACCTAATAGTAGTTAATTTTTAGGGTAGGGGATGATTCCTACCCTTTATGCTAGGTAAATGGATTATTTTTTACCCTTTTTACCTTTACCCTTAGCTTCCTTCTTAGCAGGCAATTTGATACCTAATTCCTTGGCAATTGCCTTACGAAGTTTTTCGATGTCTTCTTCATCAAAGTCATCTGGATCTGTATCAAGATCTTTGTCATCGCAAACATCTTCCAATTCTTCGAAGTCCATTTCAGCAAGAGCTTCTCCTGTCAATTCTTCCTCTTCCTCCTCATCTTCTTCTTCGTCTTCAGAATCATCTTCATCTTCCTCTTCCTCCTCATCTTCTTCTTCGTCTTCAGAATCATCTTCATCTTCGTCATCTTCCGATTCTTCTTCGTCCTCATCGTCATCGGATTCTTCCTCTTCTTCGTCTTCCTCTTCTTCTGAACCGAAGATTTCAGATGCCTGGTCTGCAGTCAGCATAATGGGAGCCGGGATAATCTTTACCGAACCATCTTCGTAAGTAATAATGATGTTACCATTGATTTCTACTCTAGATACTTCTTTAAGTTCAACTTTCTTAGTTTCTTTTTTCTTAGCCATAATTGTTTAATTTTAATGGTTTGTTAATGAATATAGTTAATCACTCAATTATAAGCTTTTTATACTTCTTTAGGAATGGTCCCAAAGATTCATGTGCATTATTAAATTGTTTTATGTTTTCTAGAACGGTATTGAACTGTTCCTGTGAAGTTATTTCAACTACTTCAGAATTTATAACTTGGTCCACTTGATTATAGGTCATAATCTTAAAGGATTTGCCTTCAAATGGATTATAAGGTCCATGTTGTTCTAATTTAGTGTTCATCGCTATATGATATTTTAGTTAAACCTGGAAAACCCAATTTACCCATCATTTCTGTGTATGATTGATATTTTCCTTTTTTTGAAGTTTCATAGTTATCAGAAAATCTTATTGGGTAGACCCAAATTTCTGAATCTAGTTTCCTATTGGTCATGAAGTAAGCATACTTATCCCTTATTTTATAATCAGATAGAGGTTTCCATAGTTCCCATCGTAATTCTCTTATGAGATATCTATCTGGAATATTAACCTGGTTCTGAAATTTCAAAGAAGCTTCTCCAAAATCATCTAAGAAATCGTAGGCCTTTTTAAATAAGATACGATTGAACTTAATATGATATACCTTGGTAAGGAACAGAGCTATTTGCCAAATCCTGGGGGGATGATTCAAGCAATCAAGGTTGAATTGATTCTTTTCCCCTTGACTCAGCTTGTTGTATCTCCTGTAGGATAGCAGAATGGACCTGTAATCTCTTTTGCTTTCGATATTCAGGTGAGAATTCATCCCTATACCCGTATAATGCAATTTGGTATGCCTTGTTGAATGCTCTTCTTCCATGTTTCTTATAAATTTTATTCATTCTTACTACAAAATGCCTTCTCCTATGTTTATCCATTCTTGCTTCAGCAGGAAAGATAAATCTCCGTATTTTAGTTGGCTTACCTTTGAAGAATATAGATTGATGACATTTCTTAGGTAAATCCGTTATGCCCTGTTTTATAAGATTCTTACCTTTGATAGTATGAATATATAAATTGGCATCTACTCCCAATAAAAGAGTTATGGTTCTTCTAGCATGATATCTGGAAAAGAATCCTAAACCACATATATGTTTTTTATATAACAACTTCTCGGTTCGGTATTTACTTTCTGTTGCATATTGGTATTTGGTCCATCCCCAATATTCATCAGGCCTCCAAGTCCATACATATATTAAGTCTGGGTATATTTTCCGATTATCCCTTGCTAGCTTTACCATTTAGTTTCCTTTTTGCAGCCCTGTACCAGAGTTGAATAGATTTCTCATTAGCATCAGGGAATTTCTTTTTCATTCTCCTTACTACTCTCTCTTGGTCAAATCCCTTTTCGGTTAATTCATAACAATAGGATTTCTTAGTACCCTTGATTAGATTAAAAGAATCTCTTTCTCTTGGAGGTTTCTTTTCTTTGGGTTTCTTTATGCCTGGTACTCTTTTTAATTTTCGAATACCATCTTCTCCCTCTTCTCCTAAGAATCCTAATCTTAATCTTGAATTACGGATTGGGTCAGTTTTATCATAACCAATTGCTTCCAATTGTTTATCTGCCCATTCATCGTACTGATCAATTAGGGATTTATCGGGTTTGTTGGTTGAGTTACTGATATATTTGATTAAATCAAATACTCCTGCAGCACAAGCATCAGGAAAAGGCATACCAAGGATTACTGCCTTTCTTTTGAGATCCTTGTACTTCATGTTTCTACCAGCAGCTCCTAGGAAATTTTGTTTTTCCCTTGATGGAGCTGGTTTATCTTTTTTCTTCTTTGCCATAAGTTTAGAATCTTTGATTGTAATAGGTTTGAGTTAATTCTTCATGAGTTACATGCCCATAGGGAACTAATCCCATGTTATCTATTTTGTAGAAGAGATCATAAGGTAAATCATAAGTGATTAACCATAAGTAATTCTCTTGAGTAATGTGGTTTGATACCATATCCTTAATTTTTGGGAAATTAGGTAATAGGATCAATTTGTCATCATCCCAGCTATCACTGAATTGACTGATGATATTATTTGCTTTGTTAAAGCGGATGTCTAAGTTGGTATTCTTCATATTGTTGTCTATAATTAAAATTGTCTAATTTTTTTTTCTGATGCAAATATAATACTTATATATAATATAGAAAAATATTCTATCTATTATTTTAATATTAGCTGAGGATCAATAGAAGGAGTCTTCTTTCACTCTAGCAGCTCCTGGTTGAGGTTTCTTTTTGGATTTTCGTTTTATGTGAGTGTTATAGGCCATATCCAATTGCTTCACATTGAAATCCATGTTATTTACCTTGTTGTAATTCAAAGCCTTTTCGATACATAACCTATATTCTGGCCAAAATTTCTGACCTAGTTTTACAGTAGTAGTCTTGGCATTAAATTTAGATACCATGAACCCAAATGTATCTGCATCATCCTTATCCTCGAATATATACATATAGAATTTACTGAATTCCCTCATTACCTCATCTGTTGGTCTTACAGGAAGTAATAAATATCCATCTGTATATAAATCTTCGGATATTAAACATACCCACCATTTCTTTATACTAGGCTTTACCTTATACTTAAACCTTTCTCTTAGTTTAGTATGAACCCATTCTGGTACTTTCTCCAATAAGTAGTTGATATAAATCTTTTCTTTCTTATTAGCTCTTCTTTTGAAAGCTGATGGTTGCTGTACTTGCCTGGGCAATATCCTAAAGTTGTTCCATCTATCGAATTCTAATATTAAGCCTAGAGAATGTTTATCCCATTCATTATCTGAACCTTGTAGTCTTCTTATATTTCTTTCTAGATTACGAGTATTTACCTTAGGAACTAATTGAGAGGCATCTCCAGTATTTAGTAGAGCCTCTTTTCTTTTCATCCTTTTTTCTATGCAAGCCTCGATATAATCCTGGAAGTTTCTTTCACATGGGCAATCTGGTCTAAATATTGACTCATGTATTTCGAAGAAATCAGAAAATAATCGAAAGAATTTTTCAGACCTTTCTTTTATTTCTAGGTACTTATAATGAGATAATTTTAATATCTCCCCAGCTTCCCAAGAGGATTTACTCTCTGATAACTGAAGAAAAAGGGACTGCTGCTCGGTTGGAGTCAAACAGTCCCATGCTTTCTTTTGGTATTTATTCATATTAACGCCTCCTTTTATTAATGTTCTCTTCTATCTTTTCAGAAGTAATAGAATTTGGGTCATAGTCAAAGTTATTACAATGTAATTTATCGGGGTCTGAATCCTGATATACACTGTAAAGAACACTGTCAAAATCAAGAGTTACTTCCATTTTACCATGTTCTGGGTAGATTAGTACTTTTACTGTTCTATTAGAGTAATTTACGTCTAATACTGTAGCATCTATACCTTCATAGGGATACCCTTTTAAAACGATATAATCTCCTGGTTTTACATTCATAAGGTCATCAACAGAGTATTTTTTATTTGCTTTTGCTAATCTTATGAATCTCCTTACATCTTTTCTAGAACAGGTTGCAACTAATGAAAAATCATCAAAGTCTTCAGCATTATCTATGCGTACCTTCTTTTTCCTTTCGTGCATTGTTTCGGTAGATTTAAGGAATGTTCTTATGCCAGAGATATTTCGTTTTAATTTATTTAAAAAAGGCCTTGAGAAAGCATTCTCTGTGGGCATTCTCATAAAACCATAATTGAAAAGTATAGGAACAGATTCAAATACCATCTTACCCTTTACGGTTCTCTTAAGTATATCCAGAGTTGGGATAATAACCTTGATATTTTCGTATCCCTTTTCTTTTAACTCTTTCTCGATAAGGTGATAATACTTTCTTTCTAAGTAGAAGATTACATAGGAGTATGGGATACGTTTTTTCATATTACTGATTTTTTACGATTAACTTAGCTTGTTTGTGAATCATCTTGTACGGTACTTTTAATACTTCACTAGCCATGAATACCATAAGAGTATTCCCAGGTACTTGGATATACATTACCTTAGTAACATACTCGGCAATAATATCTCCAAGTTTAACACCTACTACAAAGAAAAATTCTGATGAAGGCATTGAATTATATCTCATACATAAGATGGGTACTTTCTTTGCCCTTTTAGCATCTTTACTTGCTTGTTCCCAGAATTTTAATATATCACAGGATTTATTACCCAGTAATACATGTTCAAATTTGATATCCTTGTAGTTTTTACATTCTACTGAGATTTTACATCTATGGGCATGTCTTTCATCCTGACACATAATATCCGAAGACAAATCTCTACTCTGATGATTTGCACCAGAGTAGGGTGTTCTGCCAAATTTGAAAGAAGTCCATTCTGTAAACCATTTTGAGACTTTCAATTCGAATCTATTACCTTTCTTTTTACTATTTGCCATAATTTCATTGTATTGTTTATGGATCATAGTGGTTTATAATAACTAAGGCCCTTGATTTTCTCTACTTGCAGGATCTTAGTATTTGATAAAGGTAATGAGTCATGATGAGTTATTAAAAATAATGATTTACCGTTGAATATATGTTTTATTAGGTTTATTACCAATTCTATGTTATCAGAACTTAGGGATTCAAATACTTCATCTAGGAATGCTAGGTTAATACCCTTACTTGCAGTCAAAGCTTCATGCATTGCGAAAGCCATACATAGATTACATACTTGTTTTTCACCTCCCGATAGTTCATCATAATCAATAATGTGATTATCTCTTTCTATAAGAGTAACAAAATCCTTTCTAGTTGAATTAAGGTCAATGTTAAACTCAATTCTAAAACCTAATACTTCTGAGTAACTAGCTAGAGTACGATTTAATAAATGTAGGGATGAATCAAATAGATATGCCTTGATCCCATTATTACCAAGAGGGTCATTTATCAACCAATTATAATTCTCTAACTCTAATTCTCTGTTATGGTAATCTTCATCTACCTTTCTTAAATCCTTACGAATCTTTTTTAGCCTTTCTTTGTATTTGGTAGACATTACCTTTAGTTTCTGATTCTTAAGGTCTTTTATTTCCTGGTCTATATCTGCCAAATCTGAAGCAATATCGGAACATTCTTTAACTAAAGTCTTATACTTACTGCAGTTAAATTCCAATTCATCTAATCTCTCTACGGATTCTTCATATAAGCTTTGAAGTTCCTCCCTTTCTTTAAATGCTTTACTGATGGGAGTAAGCATTTTCAAGGCTTTCTTATATTGTTTATTCTTTATTAATTCTATGGACTCATCCACCAGTTCATTTAAGGGAGTACTTAGAGTTTCCTTGTTTATCTTAATTCGATTCTTTATCTCTTGTACTGCTTTGGTTTGATTTTTTACCTTTTGTTCTATTGCTACATCTACCTCATCTGAAATATGTTTTTGTTTTGCAATAAGTAACGCAGTTAGGTCTTTTCGTTCCTCTTTTAATTTCCTGGATTTTTCTCTAAGATCCTTCTTAAAGGATTTCTCTCTTGACCTTAAATCGAAGTAAGCTTCTTTATTTGCCTCTAATTCTTTCTTTAGTGAAAGGGATTCGGATTCTAATTGATTAATCTCATTTAAGATAACTGCCTTATCTTGATTAGCTATACCCTTTGCTAAATTTAGGTATTCTAAATCGAATACTTCCTCAAAAAGCTTTTTCTTATCCGAATTAGATTCTTGGATTAATCTCTTAATACCCTGACCGAACATAATTGAGTTCATGAATAACAGATAGGATAATCCTAGTTCTTTATTGATGGCATTCTGTAATTCATTCTTACCCTTGATATTAATAATCTCGGCATTTTTAATGATTATGAGTCTATCATTTCCCTTAGCACCATCCTCTAGGTAATCTTTGAATTTTTGACATCTGATTACCTTATAGGAATCTTGGTTTTTCTGAAAAAATACTTCTACCATGGTTCCCTTATAATCTTTAGGTTGGTATTCTTTCCAAGTATTTACCTCAGATACTCCCTTTATATTTTTCCCATATAATGCCCATACCAAGGCATTCAGTAAAGTTGATTTCCCAAAACCATTAGGAGCTTTGATAAGAACCGTACAATCTTGGTTTAATTGTAAACTGAAGGAATCTATAGAACAAAATCCCTGTATATTTAACCTTGTGAATGTTAACATGATTCAGCTTTATTTAAAGTGTCAATTAAAAGTTGTTTCTTAGCATCATCTTTTATACCTTTTTCCCTTAGATACCTTTTTGCTAGAGTTTTCTTAGAAACTTGCTTAGTAATCTTATGGTTTGTATTTACTTGAATACTAGTTTTCTTGGGTAAAATGGTATAATAATTGCCATCATCCTTAATTTCATCTTCGGATTCAACATCTACGAATTTTGGGAATCCTTTCAATTCTACAAATTCCATAGATAAATCCGAATAAAGTTTCCAATATCCCAATTTACAATCTTTATCGGTTCTTCTCTGTTGATATGGAGCACCAATCATATAAACCTTTTTAGAAAGTCTTTGAGGTTTATGTATATGCCCACATAATACTAAATCGAACTTATTGAGAAGATTAATATTAAGATTCTCTACTGAATCTACCTCTCTACCATCGGTGTCTTTTGCTCCTGGATAGTCGGTATGTAGTAAAAGTAGGTGTTTACTTCTAGGTTTACCTACTTCAGTATCTATGGATTTTAAATAATCAGACAAACCAATATTATTGTCTATATAAGGTATACCATGTATATAGAATTTTCCAATATGTACCCTATGGAAATTTATTAACTTTAAGAATCGGTATTCTTGGGAAAGCCAAGTTTCCCAAGAATAAGCTGGTTTATCAATTCTATTAATATGTTTCATGGTATGATTACCAGCTATACAGTACATTTCCCAGTCTTTTTCGTCTAATTTAGAAAATTCTTTATAGATAATCTCGGATAATTCTTGACTCAAAGATTTAGGCTCATGTAATAAATCACCGCAAAATAACACGGGTACTTTTAATTTCATACTTTCAGAAGAAATAACATCTAATACTCTAATAGCAGTACTAATACGAGTTTCAAACTTAGACCAAATATGAAGATGGAGGTCAGAGAATATCAAAAACTTAATTACCTTCTTATTATTGAGTTTACCTTCCATACTAGCTTGTTGAGAATTTTCTTTATAGGTACCCCAATATAGATTTTCTACGGTGTTATGCTCTCTATTATTATCCCTATGACATACACAGGGTTTATTTAAAGGGTTTGGTATATAAGCTTCTGCTACCAATCTGTGTATATAAGCTCTCCTTACTAACCCTAACTTCCTTATCTTTAATACTATCTGTTGATAACCATTTGACCTTGTATAAGGTTTATTCTTATGATATACCTTGGTTAATTTACCAACCTTGTTATATCTACTATATAACAAACCTTCCCGGGTAATATGATACCCGGGAAAGCCATTAATATTATCTTCCATTACTTGTTTCTTCATATTAATCCAATCTTGACATTATCATGTGTATTCTGTCGTAGAAATCTAATTGGGGTACTACTAATATATCTATTACACTTAAAGTACTCCACTGAGTTAACAGGTTACCCATTATATCTGACATCTGAGCCTGATAATATCTATTTATGATTCTCTTCTTATTGTCTTCCATTGGCCATTCTTTCATATTGTACATACTCAAGGGAAGGTATATTAATAAATCACATTGTTGAACTGTAAGATCTTTGCATATATCTAAGAAAGCATCTACTTCACATTCGGGGATATTAGTAGATTGTTTATATATGAAATAAGCTGCTAAATCTACATAACTACGGTCTGTTACAAAAGTTTCTTTATCCTTGAAAAGCTTATTTCTCAGATTCAACAATTGATAATCCTTGTTTATGAGTTCTCCACATTCTTGGTGTAAAAACTCAGCATGGTGCATCTCTTTTGTATCTGGCATTAAATCTGACATACTACCAGATATAAAGGGTATACCATATTTGGTTTCTATGAACTTTGCCAAAGTGGTTTTTCCTATTCCACTTGGCCCTACAAACATAATTCTTTTCATGATAACAAATCTTTAAATGGTTTCATAAATTCATTTGTCATAAAGGATGCTAAAGAGTATTCGATACAGACTTCTTTGAATTTCTTGTATTTTATCTCCTTATTAGCAAACTTTTTCATAGGTAACTTGGATAATGGTACTTCTTTTTGAAATAATCTTAAATCTATAAGCTTCTTATTCCTTTCTGCAATCTCTACATGAGAAGTTTGATGATGATGCTCTAGAAATTTATCCAAAGTACCATATTCGTCCAATATTTTCCTAGCTTTTACAGGACCAATACCTGGTATACCTTTAATATCATCCGAAGTATCTCCCACCATTGAAAGGTAATCTACTGTTTCTTCAGGAGAATATCCGAATAGTTCCTTACAATTACCCTGATGAATCATTTCATCTTTTCTTGGATTGTGTATTTTTACATCCTTACTGATAAGCTGATTAAAGTCCTTATCGGATGATATTATGATTACCTTCTCAGTGGGTTTTTTATTTAAAACTAGGTATGCTAAGAAATCATCTCCTTCATATTTAGTAAAATTATGCTTATCAAAAACATATTTAATTCTTAGAAGCTTGAGCATACCCATAATAACACGTTTTTGAGATTGCAAAGATTCATAATCTACTGAAATATTTTTCCTATGCCCTTTGTAATCAGGTAACAAAGCATTCCTATAAGGAGAGTGACCATTATCAAAGGTTATGATTACATCATCTGGGTCCCATCTATGTAGGAACCCATGTAATGATCTAAAAAATCCGAATATTGCTCCACTTGGTTTTCCATCCGTAGATTTAAGTTTCTCGAACTTGTGGAAACTAGCGTGTAGTAGATTTTCCCCATCTACTAATAATATCGTTTTCTTACTCATATTTCTTAAGCTTTTGTTTTAAGTAATGGTTGATACACTTTAATAAGTAATTCTCCCTGACTGTATTTAGGTGAGCTTCTAAGAGTTCATAATATTTATTCATCATAATCTTCCTCCTCTTCGTCTTCTGATTCATTATAGGATTCGTATTCTACTCCATCTATGGGATAACAGTTTTCTGTAAGAGCTTCTAGTTTCTTACGAGTAGTACCAATGGTATTTATATCTGCTTTCCTTAAAAGCTTTCTTCTTAGATCATCATCTTCTTCCAAAAGCTTTTGAAATTTCTCTTCTCCTCTTGCAAGAGTTTTATCCTTTAGTTTATATACTCCACCAGAGGATTTAACGATTATGTCGTTTTCTACCAATACATCTTCTAATCCAAAGCATCTATCAAATCCAACCTCATGGAACTTAGGATTGAAGTATACTGGGCATTTGCTGATTGTAGGTCTTGGAGGAGCAACTTTATTTTTAATAAGTCGAACCGTGACGAGTTTCCCAGCTTTGCGTTCTTTACCCTTTTGCTTAACAGTGATAGATCTTCCTGAATAGAAAGCAGCTCTGATTGAAGCATAGAACTTAAGTGCTGCGCCTCCTGTAGTTGTTGTATTATCTTTTCCGAATCCAACATTCAATGCAGTTCTTAATTGATTAATATAAATCTGTGTAACTCCCAGTCGATAAAATAATTCGCTTCTGATACGGAAGTATTTATACAAAGCCTTTGCTCTACCTCCCATCTCTGCCTTAGCATCAGTCATTTTAGAATCTATGTTATCTGCACAATCCATAGCAGCAACTGAATCTATTACCAGAAGTATGGGTTCATTATGTGTTAACTGAGATCTGAAATATAATGCTAAATCTGCTACTGCATCCGCAACATTCTCAATACGAGTATCATTAACTACTGTAACTCTTTCTGGATCAACCCCATTAGTTTGAGCCCAGGAATTCATCCATGATTGTTCAGCATCTACCCATATTACATGCCCTCCCAGTTGTTGACATGAATAAGCAAAGTTGTAAGCTATAAGTGATTTACCAGAGGATTCTTCTCCTGCTACTTCTAGGATTTTACCAAAGGGGATTCCTCCACCAAAGGTATAATTCAATGCAAAGAAAGTACTTGGTAACCATAGACCTGTTTCTTTTGTTTCAGAAGCAAGTACTATTGATGACCCATATTTCTTTAGTAATTCGTTTTTAGAGGGAACTTTTAAACCCACTTTTCCTTTTGCCATACTGTAATGTATTAACATAAATAAAGGAGATAACCAATTTCTTGAATTACCTCCTCTACCAACCATTTATAAAACCAATTTATCAAATATCTGACTTATACTTTCTCTTTTTCTTCTTAGGCTCATCGTCATCCATGTAATGATCTTTATGAATACCTTTCTTTTTCTTCTTTGGTTTTTCATCCTCTTCATCAGAATCTCTTCCTTCTTTTAAGAATGATGCCAAAATTTCTTCCAGTTCATCGTAATCTTTAATCTGAGATCTTACTATGGATTCCAAATCTACGTTACCTGAATACTTCTTGTCAAGTTTAGTAGGTTTACATGCACGAGCAGAATATGTAGTATCATTCTTACCTGAACCAGAACGGATAATTTTTATATCGTATCCAGTTCTTGGATCTGTCATATCTCCAGCTTCGTCTTCATCCAAGTAAAGGTCGATAATATCTTGGTATACTGATCTTGGGATTAATACTCCCTTATCTTTTCCTTCATAATCTACCTTAGTACCTTTCTCATCTGAATATACTATTCCACCCACTACGTATTTTCTTCTTGGTACCAGCATCTTTGCAAGTTCCTGGTCATCTGGGTCTTTTGAGTTTTTCAGTTCTTGGTACTTTTCCATAAATGGGCATGGTTCATCAAAAGTAGCCGGGGAAATAACTCCTCCCAAATCCTTATTAAGATAGAATTGAATCAATTCAATACCCAATTCTTGATCATCGCCTGGAGATTTGATTCTCATTCTTAAAGTTCCCTCTTTAGGGAATACCAATCCACTACCATTACCCTTGGATTCTAATTGTTTTTTCCGGGCTAACATCTTATCTTTAGTAGTCATGCCACTAGAAGATAATTTCTTTTTCTTTTTGTCCTTATCTTTAATCATATCAATCTAAGTTATTGGGTTCTGAGTATGAAATCTCATTTAAAGCTAATACGGTGAACAGACCCTTTTCATAAAAGGGTTGTAATTCCTGAGGTAAACAGTTTTTATCGAATTGATGTTCTTTACCAGCATACAATCCATATTCGATTATACGACCGATTTCCACGTGGTCCTTGTAAGTTTGATATTCTTCTGTAATTACACCAGATTTAATAACAACACCCTTACGAGGAACTCCTTCCTTTACCATATCCGGAATAATAATACCAGAAGCAGTGGTATTAATCTCTTTGGGAGAATATACCAAGATTTTATTTTCTACGGGTAAACCTGGAATACTATTACCAAGCTTCTTAGCTACTAGAGTTGATATAAGTTGTAAATTATACATATTTATAAAATTTAGTTAGTAATCTTTTATAGTTCCTACTGTAACTTACGGATATTGGCATTAAGAGTTCTTAAGATGCCCTCTCTACTCTCATAAGCTTTACAGATAGCTATAAATTTATTAGCTTTAGCTGCAGCCTTTAGATACCTTTTGCAAATAGATTTATATTTGGGGTTTATATTAGCTTTATGAGATACGTAATCATTATTGAACCTCTCATTGGAATCTTTTATAAATACCCATGCAGCAGAATATGCTTCCTCTTTTTCTCTTGCTAAAGCATCTCTTTGTTTTATATACTTATCTCTTAATGAAGCAAGTATATAATAACTAGAGGGAGAATCCTTTAGCTGAGAATTTAATAAGTTCTCATTGATAGATAATTCCTTTTGAATATCTATTTCTAAGGTTCTACCCTCAAATACTACCTTAAGTTTATTTATCTCGGTTTTCATCTTTCAACTTAAAAACGTTTTTCATGTCTTCTGCAGAATACTGACCACTCTCGATATCTCTCTTAACTTGTAGGAAAGCAATCTTAGCCCTAGAATCCAATTTAGGATAACTAGTAAGAGATTGGTATTTATCCAACAGGTTATATATTGAGTATAATCGTAAATCACAAAGATAATCTATGCCAGCAACTTCAAGCAATTTCATGAAGATTACATAAAATCTAAGAGTAGTATCATCAAAGCATTCTACTGTTTCTTCATCCATCTTAGAAAGTGAATGAGTTCTGAGTGATTCTATGTTTGAATTGAGAAATTTTATATGTTTTCGGATAGAGTTGATTAACCTTCGGTCTTCATGGTGAAGTCTTTTGTGTAATCTATCCAAAATTTCATCCATTTCTTGGAATGATTGTTCTAATACTCCAGATAACATGTAAGTTACATTGATTACCTTGTCAGCCTCTTTCTTTAATGTGTCATTTTCCATAATCTAAAATTTTAATTAGTTATGTTGTCATAGTATCCTCTCTTCTCGTTTCTGTAGTGGTAGATACTGAATCTGAATGCTTTATATTGGTTTTACAACCTGGGCATGATATTATCCTAAAAACATCCAGAGTAGTTTTATCATAAACCTTTATAGTTTCACTTACATCATATTCAAATTCACAATCACATACTGGGCATTTAGCTCTCCATACCGTGGGACCGTTTAAAATCTTCTTCATGATTTTCGTAGTTTAACATTATGTTTTCTTAAAATACTATAAAGTAGTTTAGTGGATATCCTAAATTCTTCTAATATATCTTTTCTGGGTATTCCAATATTGTATTGATATATCAACTTATTTTCATCCACCTTTTTCTTCTTACGAAATGGGAATCTACCATCTCTTATACACTGTTGAGTATTATCTCTTGGAGTACCCCAATATAAATTACTTACCCGATTATTTAAAGGATTGTTATCCTTATGACATACTACTAAAGTATGATTATCATTTGGTAAATAAACTTCTGCAACTAATCTATGTCGATAGAAATTAGCTCTTTTACCAGAATCAGATATTAGATTATTAGATATATACCCAGTACTCTTTGCTACTGGTTTTATCAATCTCCAAGTACCACTATGAATAGAATATAATCGGCCATTCTTACATATGTGATATTTAGAGAATCCTTCAATAGGCATATTACTAATGTACTTTCTTTTCATATCCCTCTTTATATTTCTTTATCTCCTTCTTGAATATTTTAGGGTAATCTTTTATCTTTATATGCTTATATTTCTTATGCTCTTCCATGTATTCTTCTACTGAGAAATCTGGTTCTAACATCTTTCTATAATCATAACCTGGGATAAATGGTAATTCTTCTGCCATTGATCTACCTATGACAAAATCCATTTCCATATCTAGATCGTCTATCTGAAAACCGAAATAAGGCTTAGTTAAAGGATTTCGATAAATTTGCCACATCTCATAAATACTCCAGGTATTTATATTTTCTGGTTTAGTGATTTGGTAATTAGCATCATGAACCAAGCATACTGATTTTGTAGGAGGTAATTTTCCTTGTCTCATAAGGTAGTATATTAATATACTTCCAAATAAACACATATCTGATGCTGCAGATTGACAAGGGAAATTCAATGCTAATCGTAAAGCATAAGCTTCTTCTCCTCTATCTGAAGAATAAATTTGGGGTAATCTTCGTTTTCTACCAAATAAAGAAACTAAGTACCCATTCTTTCTAAGGAACTTCTCTTGTTTCTTTAAGAAGGTTTTTAACTTGGGATGTTGACCAAAGAATATACCCATTTCCTTTTGGGCTTCTTCTGGTGTAACTATGATACCCGATTTGGGGTCAGATAATTTTACTGCTAGTAATTTAGCACCAATACCATAAATAAGTCCAAATGCAATCTGTTTAGCTTGCTTTCTCCTTACCTTCCATATCTTATGATCTGGATGGTTTTCATCTTCATATATTTTTAAAGCTTCATCATAAGATACATGATATTTAGTAGCAGCAATTGCCAAATGAGGATCCTGACCTGAATTAAAAGCATTTAAGTAAGTTTCATCTCCAGATAAGTGAGCCATGATTCTTAACTCTGCTTGACTAAAGTCACTAGCAATATATAGAGTTCCTTTTGGAGCAACTAATTGCTTCTTTATATTTGGGTCTACTGATGTCTTGGGTATTTGCTGAGCATTGGGCTCTGCTGAAGATAACCTTCCTGAAGTAGTTCCATGAATAAGGAATCTTCCATGTAATCTATCATCATCTTGGGTTTTCTCATGCCAACCTTCAATATAGGTTTTATACATTTTCTCTAAACCTCTCAACTCTAATAAACTATCTAGGAATACTGCTTTAGGTGAATCAGGTTTTTTAACTGTTAACCTTAAATTAGTGAGTGTTTCTTCATCTGTACTTGGATTACCAGTATCATTCTTTTTGATTACCTCGAAATTAAATCCTTCCTCTGAATACATTAATTGAGGTAAATCTACTGAACTACCTAAACTTACTGGTCTGATTAACTCTAATTCCTTTTTAGTAGTAAAAACTCCTGCCCTTATATTAGCAATCTTTTGTTCCCTAGATTGTATTTTTCTCTTATCTACTTCAGGATCTAAGTTTTCTATCTCTTCCTCTAATTTAGCAATGTATTTTTCAATCTTGGATTGATTATATAGTTTAGTAAACTTCTTTACTTTAGGCAAATTATATATTGCTTCCTTAGCTGCTTCTATCTTTGGTAAGTAGGAATCTAACAATTCTTGGTTGAATGCCCTATCTACATATAAACCATTCTTTTCTACAGAAGTTAATACCCTAGAAGCAGTCATGATTAAATTACGGTAAGTATTATATAATCCCAAGTCAATTAGCTTCTTTTCGAAAAAAAGCATTAATCTAAGAGTATAATCAGTATCTTGACATCCATAATGACAAAGTGGTTCTAATTCTTTTTTATCCCAGGGAATCTTATCGAATTTATCTTGCTTTTCATAATCTCCATATTCTGGTAAATACCTTCTTACCATGGACTTCAAATCATTGGGTTTTTCTTCATTCAAGAGATATTTAGCAAGCATACCATCCAAACATGCTCCTCGATAATAGATATTATACTTTTGAAATATCTGGTCATCAAACTTGTAGTTCCAAGCAACTTTAACTACATTTGGATTTTCAATTACCTCTTCACCAAATTTACGAAGCATCTTTTTCCAATTCCAACCACTAGAAGTATACTTCTTTGTTTCGAAATGGTCTAAAGGTATAGAACATCCAAAACCCGGTTGAAAAGTTACTGATAATATAGTGGGTTTAAAAGATTTGTTATATATTGGCTCGGCATTTGTTTCAAAGTCTACAGAAGCATAACCAGTTTGCTTACAGCATTGGATAAGTTTCTTTAGCTCTTGTTTATTGGTTATAATCTTATATTTCGTTTCCATACTAGAAGTTTTTAAATAAAATAAGGAAGTATATCTTCCCAGACCTACTTCCTTAAACCTGATATGAGTTACTTTAAATCATTTTGCGAAAATGACATCAAAATAAATAGAAATAAAGTATGTATTATATGATAGTATCCTCAAATACTCTTAGAGAACTGGCTAACTTATCCCAGTCTTTTTGATAAGTATGTAATGAGTCTATGGTGTGATACAAATAACCTGGTTTTACTCCAACCTCTTTAGCTACATATTCCATTAGTCTCCATGCAAGGTATACATCATTACCAAAGTGAGTAACAAAGTCCGAACTTCTTTGGTGATAGCAAATGTGTAATACCTTCTCTCTCTTACTATTCTCTCGGATAAGGAAATCATAGTACATAGAGCAGGGTATACGTTTATTACCATGATAATAAAGAGTATCATCTTCACCATTACCATTAAATATAGGTAATACCGCTTTACGAGTATCAGAATCTGATCTTAGTAATTGTATGGTATAGGGAAGAATTACCATCCTTTCGTTATAGGTATAATCAAATTTACCATCTACCAAAAACTGTTCCCATAAGTCTTTTCTTAATTCCCAAGCTTTGCCCGGGTTAATTACCTCAGAAGTATTAATCCTTTCTTGGAACTCAGCATCTGCCCATTCCCTAGACCTTGAATAGAAGAATAACCACGTTGGATCTTGCAAAGAAGTTAAGCAATATTGTTGGCAAATGATCTCTTTAGTTACAAAATCTTCATTACCTTCAATATTCTTATTCTGGTAAGTCTTTGGTTTTACAGTTTGACCATAACTGTTGAGTTCTCTGCCCATTTCAGACATTAACTCATAACTACTGCTATAAATTCTCATTTCTTCTGTTTTAAAAGTTTCTTCTTATATGCTTTACGTTGAGAGTAAGAGATTACATTCTCGGGATATTCGATATCTTCATATTCAAGAAGTAATTCCTTTGCTTTCATAGATTTATATGTTTCCTTATATAAATCTGGTCGAAGCACTTTAAAACTTCTAAAGAATACCTTAAAACTAGAGAAATCTTTCTCTTTACCGTTTTGAAATTTATCAAATACCTCATTCAACCTCTTTATCCAAGAATTTTCCTTATCAGTTCCCTTTAATACCTTCTTCAAAGGTTTATGAGTATGATACATCAGAAGTGTTTCTACATTCCCATACATTTGAGTGGCAAATAAATTGATTTGTACTGATTGTTCTGGTCCGTACACATATTCCGCCATTCGTTGTATTAGTAAGAAGTCGAAGATTAATCTTTTTGTTATCTCGGATGCCCTGATTACCATTGTAATAACAGGTATGTCTTCCCCAAATCGTTTGGAGAATGTAGCAGCAATTAAACATTGTTTACCGTTATCATGATGATTATTAAACATATAAGTAACGTTGTAATTCTGATTATACTTGGTTTTTAGTACTCTCAGCTTACTACGCAATAAATCAAGCTTATTGAAATCAATGTAATTGTTCAGTAAGCTTGTCCACTTAGTCTCTTTATAATTGAAACATCTACCATAATCAAAGTCTGGGTCTACCCAAGCTTTACGTATTTTTATAAATACGTTATATACCACAGCTACTCCACTGTTTGCGGTAGCACCTTTTGCAAATAAAGATGGTTCTAGTCTTAGAAATCCTTCATTTAACTTTTCCCATGCTTCTTGTGAAGTAGCAAATTCTAATGAATGGATTTGCTCTTCTGTATTAAGCTCTAAGCCATTTAATTGTTTATTCCAACCTGACACAAATACCTCCTTTCATTAATATTGTGTAGTGATTCTCCATTCATTCAACCGTTCTTTCTTGAAATACAGCTCGTATATACCCAATGGAGTAAATCCCATTATTGATAGAAATCCCATATAATAATAGAATGCCTCTACCAGCCTATCCTGGAATTCTAGTTCTTTAGTTATTACTGGTGACTGTTTCCATGTACGATTCTTAAGAGTATTTCTAGCAAGATTCAAAACATACACTATCTGAAACAAAATATTTTTCTCATCGGTATGCAAATTTGGACTCATTTCCTTGAATCCCTTTATATACTCGGAAGTTTTATCCTCAATTGTTTCGGATATTAGCTTGAAATTTTTGAATATACTACTAATGGCATCTATCTCTAAAATCATATGAATGCCGAATGCCATTACATCTTCTAAGTTTTCTACTGCCTTTTGCCCTTTAGTCAGTTCTTTGTTTGCCCAACTATAGATGTCCTCTGGCAATATATTAGCATATATCAGAGCTGATAAGAAGAATCCTATTGCATCTGCTTGTTCTTCATTAGCATTCTGTAGATTGTTGATTATCTGAATCTCTTCTACATCAGTATATAAATTGGTATTCCATCCCTTATTTTCTAGAATATCATTTATATTAGAAGTAGATTCATAACCTTCCATTAACTCCTCTACTACTTGAGATACAAGGGTTTTCATAAGAGATTGATTTTTAGTACTGTTAATATCCATGGGATATTCTGGTAACCTTTCTAAGGGTTTATAACAGTCTAATTGACGATAGCCAATCTCATACATATTCTCAAGTTCAAGCCCCTGTTTGATTTCAGGGGCTTTTTCTTTCAGATTAGAAATATCCATAGTAACTATTCTTTTTCTGGTACTGTATGATAAGAGAATAAATGTAATACTTGAACTAATACACTTCCAGCTTCGATTCCAATAATCTCAGAAGTTGGGTTGAATACACTTACCACTACTTCATCTCCGGGAATTTGACCAAGTACTTCTATACCGTATACTAGACCACTGTTGATGGAATTAGTTTCTTCATTTGCAGCTTTCAGTACAGATTTAACTGGAGTGAATTCTTCAATATGAATACCAGTTGGGATTAATAACCGGGTGTTCTGACCAAGAACGATGGTTTTAATGTGTCCTTCACTGTTTCTATCTAAGTCGAAAGATACTTTACCAAATCCCTGAGGATTAAAGATTCTATTCAACCAGTTCCATTTCTGTTTGATTACTCCGTTATTATATTCCATTAGAATATCAATCGTAAGATCTTCAGGAAGATACAGATAGAATCCCTGGTCTGCCTTCTTGGGATATTTTACCTTTCTTGATACAGTATACTTTATATGAGAATTCTCTATCAGTTGTAGTCTTCTTTCGTGATCTTCTACTTTAACTTCTAGAGTTTTAATCCGTTCCTCATGATTATTTAGTTTAGATTCTGCAGTATCTAATCTAGTATCAAGATTATGTATCTCGGTAGTATGTCCGTTAACTACACTGTTTAAAGTTGAATATCGATTCTCTAATACCGATATTCTATTCGCTAGTTCATCTAAAGTTGCCATATATTATGATTATTAATTGGTTGATCCGAATCCGTTATTACCTCTTGTTCCCCAATACTGAGCATCATTGTAGAATTCTTCATGAGTTAATTCTTCGGGTTCTGTAAGATAAATGGGTACATGAATAAACTGTACTAACTTGGTTCCAGCTTCTATTATTTGAAACTCATGAGAAGTATTATATATACCGATATGAATCTCTCCAGTATAGGGAGAATCTACTATCTCGGCAGTATAGATGAGCCCCTTCTTAGTTGATATACCAGATTTGTTTGCTGCCATCAGCATAGAAGACCTTGGTTCTAATAAACCTTTGATACCCGAGGGGATAAGTATTCTAGTAAATGGGGAAATGTAAATTACTTGTACCTGATTATTTGAATTATATTCAAGTGTTACTTTACCAGGTTCAGGTATTTCACAATGGAATATCAATTGAGGATTAGCCTTTACTAAATCCTGTAGAGTTAAGTCTTCAGGGATATAGAAATCTAAACCTGCATCTCCTTCGTTTCCTCTTGAGGGAGATTTTACGTCTCTTACTTTGATAAATCTAAATCTGTTCATATTATATTACATTGTTTTAAAAGTTGGCCATAAGTTAATTTTGAGGGATCTCCCTTGTAAATACCAAGAGAATTCATCATCTTCCTTACATCCCTGCTTCCATTGCCACATACATTAGCAAGTATATCCTCTTGTTTCACATAGTAATTTGGGTTGTTAAGGTATACCTTGAACATAGCCCATATCATTTCTATTTTTTGCATTCTTTATAAAGTTCTCTAATACGTTTTCTTGGTACTTCGAATTTCTCAACGGTTTTGGTAATAACTTCTTTTCTTTCTTTCCCTTTCCGAATCAAGCCTCGGATGTATTTCTTGATTCCAACCGTGTCTTCTAATACATCCAAATCCTTGTATTGATTCTTCTGTTCTAGCTCTTTCCTTGTGATATTCATATTCTGTGACATCTTGAATGCACATAATTCTGAGTCTCCGCATAGTTTACATTCTTTAGTTGATAAGTCATAACCAATACCAAAACATGGGTCTGAATTAGAACCCAGTTCTGCAATATTAATAGGTTCTAAGGGATCCTGATTCTTGATATCAGGTAAAGTTTGTTTCTTCTTTGCCATAATTTCCAATTTAAAATTCTTTATGATAATCTCTTATGATTTGAACATCCATTATTTCATCTTGATACAGAGTAATATATGAATGTCCTATACCATTTATAAATAGTTCTCTGATAGACAGAAGAATGGGTGGTACTTTATTTACAGGAGTATATATCTGAACTGTGATTGTTAACCCAGATTGAAAATGAATCATAAAATAATATCGAACTTCATCGAGTTTAACTCTTGATTTTTTGATAGGAGATATATATTCTATTCCTATACCATTGAATATATGTTCTGGAGGTATTACAGAACAATTGAATAATGATTTGATTTTTTGTAGAATCTTCATTGTTTATGATTATTAATGGTTAATGCCTCTTAACGTAACATGTAATATACCTTTCCTCCTACGGAGAAAAAGTATATACTCATAGTCAGAAATTATTATCCTTGAAAAGGCTTATGTCTAGGGTACTTATCCCAGAGCTTACTTAACCGGATAACTTTAAGTCCTTGATCTTGATAATACTTTCTTCTATGATTCCCATGCCTACTTAAATAATTCCCAGGATAATGTAAATCATCTAGGTAAACTTTGGATTTGGATTCATCCTTTCTTACCAATCGTCCTAAGAACTGAATTGATTTTTCTTGAGAATCCATACTGGCAGTATTCAACAGATATCTGAGCTTAGGAAAGTTTTTACCTCGAGCAATAATTGTAGTTGATACAAGGATATCTATTTTACCCTCCCTAAAATCCTTCATTATCTGTTGTCTTAATTTAGTAGGAGTATTAACATGCACATAAGCAATATTATGGGTATTATCTAGTCTTTCTTTAAAGAATTTATATAGATTTTCACAATGTGCAATATGCTTACATACTACGAGAGCAGGATATCTACCTTGATTAAGATTCCATTTCAACCTATCTAAGGCCATATTCCAGGCAATCTTATTATGGGTAATGGAATCATCATATATTTCATTATAGGACATACAATCTGATTCCCAATTACCAAACCAAGGTTTACCTTCTACTGTTTTTACAATTGTCTTTGTTGAATATCCTTTCTTAATCGAGTCCTTAAGTTTAAACTCTGCTATTACATCGCCAAAGAAACAACGTAAATTCATATTCTTAACTTTATCCTTGGCAAGCTTACTCATATAAATGGTACCAGATAATCCGATTCTAACTCGGGTATTAAATAACCTAGTGATCACATTCTGATATTGCTTACTACCTCCTTGGTCAGCTTCATCGATTAATACCATATCAATCTTAGCAAGTTCATTCTGATAATATCTCATATTACGAGAAATAGATTGAACCATACCAATGGTAAAATTACTCCAGTTTAAAACTTTACCTTGAACAAAGGTAATATCTTCTCCCGGTAGATATTGCTTAAATTCATCTCTAGCCTGATTTAACCAGTCAGAGTCATTAGTTATAAGCAAAGTCTTCAACTGCTTCTTATAGGATAAATATAAAGCAGACATAATCAGAGTTTTACCTGCATTTACTGTATAATCTAATACTCCAATCTGAAAAGGTGTTTCACCTAGTTTATTAGATAAGATTGCCTTAACTGCTTTCTCTTGCTCGGGTCTTAATTTATACTTACCTATTTGAGTTACAACTTTACTGACTTTTGGTAAGGGTTGTCTCATATCTACTATGATAGGCTTAATTCCAAGTTCAATACATCTTTTATATACTGAAGGAAGTAAGCCTATCTTAAATTGACCAGTCTTGGTTATATACTTTATTTTGCCATCCCAGTTTTGCATACCCCGTTGCCTAGTACGAAGGTAAAAGGCATTGGGGTGTCTGATAGCAAATTCGTTATATAACTTAGTTGCATATTTTAGAGGTATATCTAATTCTGCAACGTTACAATTACGAATTATGATTTTCATATGATTACTGTTACTGATTTACATTTCTTAGGTTCGTCATCGGAATCCTCGTATTCTTTCAGAGCTTTCTTTAAAAGAGAAATGTGATATTCTTCATCAGCAATGAATTTCTGGATAAGATAGGTAACTGGAATATAATCACTTCTCTTTATATATTCTTCTTTTTTATTCAGAGAATCGAATACTTTATAATATTCTTCTAGAGTTTCTTTTTCTGCTTGTAATGATAATCTTAGAGCAGATTCTGCTGAGGTACCAAGATCTATTAGGGGATGTACAGTTAACTGATTATTTCCTGGTATATCCGTATCCATTACATCGGAAGCCTTTAATAAGAAGTCTCCCAGTTTATCATAATGTACCATTTCTACTAATCCGATACCCAGCATCAATTCCCCTATTTCTCTAAATCTAGCCTGATGCTGAGTATACATAAGGATTGAGGTTAATTCTGAATACCGAGTATTTTTATATAAATCATACAAGGGCAAGATTATTTCCTTAGGCCATTTCTGAACTATAGAAATATCGGGGTATTCTACTTTGCTATCGGAATAATCCAAAGCATTTACAGTGGCTTCTGCCATCTCCTCTAAACGATTTTTAAAAGCTTTCATAATTTATTAATTTTTGACCAGAGGCTTCCCTCTACTTTAGGTTCCTCTGATTGTGAATGATTCTTATGTTTAAATAGGTATTTATTATACCTTTCTATAGCCTTGTCATTATACATCTGACTTGGTTCAGGTAAACCATTACACCAAGCAAGGGATTCAAATTGAGCATCTATGAATTGAATTGGGTCCCACCCTTTCTCTGATAGAAATTTATCTAACCTTACAAAGTGTATATATTTATCTGGCTGATTAACGAATGATTCGTATATACCAGTAACATCTGCTACCCTTTTTATGAAGTAATCATGGATAGCTTTAGCATTACCAGAATCACCTTCCATTTCCAATGTAGCAGAATATAAATCTGAAATCTTTTCTGACATAGAAGATAATCTGTTTAGGAGGTTATTATAATTACCGTCCATCTTCTTGATACCTAGTTCGATATATTTAATAAAACCTTCCCGGGTATCCAATTGAAAATCTTCACAGAATTGATTACAGAGCTCAGCTATCTTTTTACATACCGCCCAATTTCTTGGTTCTGTTTCTCTTATTTTTCTAACTCCTCTATGCTTTAGTTTTATACGAGTTGCATATATAATATCAGCAACTAAAGCAGCATCTCCCTTAGATGCTAGTAAAATGTTAGAAACTTTCTTAGTTGTCTTATTGTTTGTAACAACTACAACTCTAGTATTTATTGCTTCCTTACGGGCAATAACAAAGAAAGCATCAATCGGAAAATTATATACCTCTAACTGAGATAGGATTTTTTCGAATTGATGCTTAGTTATATGAATAGATGGATCTCTCATACTCTCTTTTTTCTAAGTTTACCGCACTTCTTACATTTTAATAAGATTTTCCAACAATCAGTATATTCAGTTTTACTTACCACCTCCCAATCATGAAGGCATAAGTATTTGGCTCTTATAGCTTCTAATAATTGTTTCATACTTTCTTATTTTAAGTTATATATATATATTATAATAGGAAATCCTCAATCCAAGGAGTTTCTGAGTCTAATAAATCTAGATGAGGTTATTATCCCATCTAATACCCGATTTATACTGAGATACGATTTTATTTATATGCCTTTTACTTATACCAAATATAATACTCAGTTTAGATTCAGGGACCCCATAATTGACCCTTAAATCTACAATCATATTTCTAGTTTGATTAGTTATAGAAGAATTACTATGAGCTTCTCCTCTAGCTATTAAAGCTGAAGGAGTTTTTAAATTACCATCTCTATAAGCTTGAATGATATTTTGAGACTGGGTACCCCATTTTAAATTCTTATAATAATTATTTTCTGGGTTATTATCTAGGTGCATTACTATATCATAGATAGCTGGATTAGGATTTTTAACCCAAGCTAATGCTACTAATCTAGAAACTTGTAACCATTTAGAATGGATTCTTACTCGTATACGACCAGTACTAGAGCTATTAGAAGTTTTTCTAAGTTTCCAACTTCCACTCTTATGAGTATACACTTTACCATCTTTGGTAATGTGATATCCTGGGTATCCTGGAATATTCTCTTTCATAAGCTATTTTTTAATTTTACTAAATCACTGTAAGATTGATATCGAGTTTGATATACCAATCTCATAACAGCAGGTCTTTTTAGATCGTTACAATCTTTATTTTCAGGCAATTGTATAACCTTGACCTTTTTATAAGCGACCAATTTGAAAGCCAGGTTGATTGAATATTTGATGGCATCAGGGTCCAGAAGTAATATAAATCTATTAACTGGAGATTTGATAAGCTGGTTAACTTGGTAAGCACTGATTGCCTTACCCATGGTGGCAATAGCCCTGTCTCCCATAGTAAGTGCATTGATTGCTCCTTCACAGATAAATATCGAACTATACATGTCGAGGGCATCTTGATTGAAGATAATAAATTCCTTTCCAAGTCCCGTAATATCTTTATTTGGATTATTGTATCTTGGGCCCTGTCCAATAACATTTCTCGCATTGTAATACCTGAGCGTGCCCTTATAATAATATGGTATGATGAGGTACCCAAAAAAAGGTCCCTCAGTGGCAACATATCCGATACCGTGTTTTGATAATTCTTCGATAGTGAACCCACGGCTCGACATGTAACTTCTAATGCTTCTTGCAACTTGTGATGTTCCTTGATTAATGAGTTTAAACCCATCTGGAAGATAGACGGGCTTAGCATCGGATAATTCAATCTTCTCTTCTGAGAAAGCTTTGTCTGTAAAGTTTCCATTATCTAGAAATTTTAAAAGTTCTGCATAAGTATCAAATCCTTCAACATCCATTACTAGTTGAGCAGGATTCATATGATAATTGCATCTAAAACAATTAGTACGGTACATAGAAAGATTAATTCCCATCTTATGTTCCCTATGACAGAATGGGCATACGGGTAATTTCATCCAACCGTGTTTATATTTGTAAGCGCCCAAGCTCTTAATGAAATAATTGTAGAGCTTGGTTTTAAATTCATTAGTGATCTTACTCATGGTTAAAATGGTAATGGGTCATCATATTGGGCATATCTTTTCTTTAGCCTACGTAATTTATCTAGGTCTTCGCATTTCAGTACCATTTGCTCAAATAAAGTAACTACCTGTGACCTAAGTGAAAGTAATTCTTTGTGTTCTTCATAGGATTCCTTTGAAAGGAAAAGTTCCCATCCTCCCCATTTAGCAGATCTTCCATCTTCAGAGAAGAATTCCCTTAAACTTATATTAACTCCAGTAAGTTTTATATACTTGGGACCCACTGAATATACTTCGGCATATTGTGGAGTACATCTTGAATCTGAAGGTACTAAGTAAACCTTCTGACCTTTTTGGATTCCTTCTAATCTCTTAATCATAATCTTATATTTTAGGTTTATATATCTCCATTTTTATTGTTATACTTATCTTCATTAGCATCGGGATTCCCTTTCTTCTTGAGAGATTCCTCGAGCTTCTCACCATATATTTCATCGTACTGTTTACGTTGTTCTTTAGTAAACTCTACACATCTTTGCCTTTCAACATCGCATTTGAATAATGCTCTACCACTAGGTAAACCATCTCTTTGTACTACTAATTCACAACGAAGTATATCATCTTTTTCTTCTTGTTCAGTAGAGTTAAGACCAACTATTGTATGGGCATTACGAACAATTGCAATAGAACCAGATATATCATTCTCATCATATCTAGTAGTTCTATGTTTCTTACCCTCTCTGGTAATATGGTGAGCAGTCCATACAATGTCTAAATCCATCTCTTCTGCTAGATTCTGAATATCGATATATACATTTGATATACGGTCGAAATCCTCTTTATCTCTGGCAATTGAAGCAAGCTTTCCTGCATAATCCACCATCAGTACTTTAATATTGATACCCTGGTTTCTTAGCTTAATTATAAGTTCCCTTATATAATTACAATCCGTAATCATGGCAGGAACTCTTTCAACTACTAGTTCAACTCCAAACCTTGCAAGTTTACGAAGATGTTTAGCTTCGAGTTTATCATATTCACCCGAGTATAATTCCTTCTTAGTTTTATTGATAGAGGATTGAATAAATCGGTCCATGATTTGTTCTTTACCATTTTCTGTATCTACATATAAAACCGATTTCTTCATTCTTAAATAACCTCTTGCCAAGTTTACCATGAAGAAAGTTTTCTTAGCTTTGGGTTTATCGAGAATAACATTTACTGAATGTTCTGGGTAACCTCCAGCATTGGTAATATCATTAAGTTGTCTAAATGGACAAGGTATTACAGATGGTTCTGCTTGACGTTTGAATTGTCTTTCTGTAATATCCCTTATCATAAAGATAGGCTCATCATCTTTCTTAGGTTTTGAGTTTTGAAGTATCTTTTCTATTTTCCTTGAATAGGTTTCGTATTGTTCGAAGTTATCCAAATCAAAAGAATCATTCAAGTTCTTCATCTCTACATAGGTAGAGAATTGATATATCTTTTCTCGAATGTATTCGGAATCATTCAAGGGATTTGAATATAGGTCATCGATTATTTTATGGATATTGGGTATATCATCCTTAGTAACCAGGTCAACGTAATTTTTAGATTCAAGTAATTCTTTTATAACCTCTTTAAGGATATTCTTAGAAGGCATCTTGTTTTTCTTTTTGAAGAACTTAAATATGCCCTCGGCAATTAAAGAATGCTCAATCAGAACTAGGTAACTTGGTTTAATCTTTTTGATTATTAGACCTCCCTCTTTATCCTTTAAGAGATACCTTAGGATTTCTAATTGAAAGCTGGTGTCAAATTCAAACTTGGTATTATCTTTTTTCATATTGCAATATAATTAAGTATAATCATATAGATTTCTATAGTCTCGGTTAGAGTTGTACATATAGACTCTCATCCTAGTACTCACTAATCCTCAGCTTCTAGGTGAACTTTATTAATATATTATTTTATATTTGATTTATTATACTTATATTTGCATATCATTTTAAACATAGACTTATGAAGATAAAAGAAAATGGCAACAACGGATCAGAGATACATAGGTTGAAGCCTATGCAAGAAAATTATGATAAGGAAACTTTTGATAGGATGTATAAAATCTGTAAACCAGTTATCAGACGTCTTACTAAGCAAATTGATAATAGGAGGTTTAATGTTACACCCGATATCATAAGTTCTTATTTCTGGGATAAGATGTTATTTGTCTTTAATAAATATTACGGTACTTGTGAAGAAGAACATTTAAAAGCAAGGATACTAGCTTCTCTCAGTACCTTTAAGAATCATTTATTAAGAACTGCTTATGGAGAGGGAGCAGAATATCATCAGAATCTTTACCAATTAGAAGATTTATTCGATAATGATAAAGAACTAGAAGATGATACAGAAGAAGAGAAAGCTAAAGGAGAAATGCTTGATATGTTATATAAATATATGAAGAAGAACCTATCTCCCGATGCTTATTTGATCTTCGAGATATTGCTTAGTCCTCCTCCCTATATTAAAGAGAGAATCAAGGATGGTTCTCGTATCACTAACATTTTATTAGTAGAGTTTTTTGATATGCCTAGAACTAAATCTTCGGTAAGATATATCTCAGAACTTAAAGAAGATATAAGATATTGGGAAGAGAAAGCTAAAGAAGACTTACATTACTAACATAAAAAAGGGAACCCAGTGCATGAGGTTCCCTTTCCAGTGTAACTTATTTCCCAATAAGAATTCCACTTGTGTGTTGGACGAAAGCGATTAGCTGTTCTTTAAATATAAAAGCCCTAATAATTTTAAAAGTTTATATAAGGTTATAGTTTAATGATATAAGCTAGTACGAAATAAGGAGGTCTGTTCTCATGAGGGCTACCTCCACCAGTTACTTGAGTATCTGCCGAATACCCTGAATCTGGGTTAGTATGATTGGGGAATGGTCTATTTTTTGCATTATCTCCCCATTTCTCTTCTTTAAATGTAATCTTATGACTATGTGGTGGTATCTGATCTAGAGTAAGAGTTACTAAAGCTTCTCCCCCCATGTTACCAATGGTATTATAATCCTGATTACTTGGATCATAACCAACTACGAATCTACCCAATAGATTAGGTCTACCAGACATACCATCACAGAATGCCCAACCCTCTGGAGGAGTAGTACCCGAAAACATAGCAATCAATCCAGTTGGAACTGAAGAAGCTGAGTTTTTAATCATCTCTATGAGTTCTTTCTTCAGATTAGTAAGGTATTCTTGTAGATTAGTTATGCCATTAGTCTGGTCATCTTTACCTCCGAAGCCTTCCAGTACATGTTCTACTCTTTGAATAGAATGAGTCATCAAACCATTATAAGCTGAGTTAAAAGGCAGAGGTTGAGGAAAACATCCCCCATATGGAATGATAGCATAGTTCTCTGATTCTTTTGTGTTAGCATCAGTACCAGAACCATATACTCCAATCAGTACCATGGTATTCTTACTATTTCTGTAGGGTTCACAAGCACCCTCTACCTGAGAATTAAGATAAGTATAATTTAATTTCTCATGTGAAGCTGGGTTATTCTTTACTATATCCCAAGAGATTTTGTCTTCTGCTAAAGGATAGTAAGGGTTTTGTGATTGTTTATACAGAGTATACAAGCTTTCATAAGATGAAGACCAATATGCTACGAAAGTAATAGGGTTTTCAATTGGTTCCGATACTTCTTGATGGACTGCGAATAAGAAGATATCGGAATTAGCTCCTTGAGCCCCTTGGATATTATCTACTACAATCTCTTCATCATCCGAGATGAATATATAGCCATCTCTAGAAATACATCCGAAGTTTATCTGAGGTGATTCTCCATCTTCCGAATTCTTTACCATATATCTAGCAGTAATTCTATCTGCTACATCATTCTTGAATACCTTACCATTTTCGGCTTTAGCTTGAACTGATAGCTTATTACCAGATACTTTAACTGAGCCAAATCCACAGAATGGACCAAGAGCAACAGGGGCAGCAATTGCTTCTGCTGCCTCTTTAGATTTAATCAAACCCTCATATTTAAAGTACGTTTTCATTGTTACTATTGTTTTTAGATTGTTTATAATTCCTAGATTGTTCTGACATATCCTTGAAAGCTTCAGATAAGTTATTGAACTTCAAGGTTACTATAGACCAAAGTATCTTCCAGATACTGTATCTCTTTTCTACTCCGTGTAATGTACATATATGACCATAAATAGAATCCACTTCGAATCCATAACATACTACCAATACGGTTATAGATACTACTAGGGGATCTAACCCATAGGGTTCTCCAATAGCCTTACCAAGAACTGCTCCCATTAATAAGTAACATATATAATCTATTATCTTATTAAAAGTTCTTCTTCCAGCTCGAGATTTTCTAATGGGTATGCCCTTTAACTCACTAGCATTCATTCCAAACCAGAAGTCGGCAATTATCAATATGAATGCTAATAGGATCATCCATCGAAGATCATATAATAAGTTAATACACTCTGTAGCAAAAGCTACTGTAAATCCTTTAGATACTATAGATGTAGTGGATGTTTCAGTATACATGTCGTAATATTGATTTATTCCTGAGGTTTCGGGGTTATTCTCCATGCTGTATTTTCGGGTATATCTATTTCGAAAGTTTTACTGCTAATATCATCAGAGTTCCAAACCAATTCATTGGGTTGCACATCAAAAGCTAAAGTAACTTCAAATGTACACCTTACATCGGTTTTGTTAACAGCTTCAAATATATAAGTACCAGGATTAGAAGTTCTAAACTCATAGGGTACTGGATGTGAATCAGCTTGACCTACTAATCTTACATCCGTTATAAAATCCTTATGATTAGAAGAACATACCACAGTAGTATATACTTCTCCTTCTCCTTGCCCACTTAAAGTAGCTCTTTCAGGACTACAACTTATCTTAACTTCAAGATTATAGTCTTTGATTACTAAGACAGCTTTTTTATCTTGATTACCCTTACCAACAAAGGTATAGGTACCAGCTTTATCTAAAGTGATAGACTCTTCAAATTTATATTCTGTTCCAGTTTCCCTAAGTATTACTGAATCATATTCATCTATTTCGAAAGGCATCACTTTAATAGTAGCAGATTTACCTTCGGCAAGTTGATAAGATACGTTTACCTTTTGATTATTGGGAGTGTTAGCCCAATCTTTCGGGGATAGCCAATTAGGATCAGCAGGGTTTACAGCTTCAATATAAATATAAGGATCTTCAGGTTTAGTATAACTATATACTGACCATGTAGTATAAACTGAGGGATCTCCTTTACATACAGCTCTATAACTTCCAGATCGATTACATGAATAGGTAGCACTAGCTTTACCATTACCCGATTTATTCAAAGTAATATCGGTTAACTTAGTATTATCACAATAAATACTAACTCCATAATCTATGAGGTTATCTGGATCATTGGAAGGAGTTACTGATAAATATATCTCTTGGTTTACAGAACCACTCCCCATTTCCAGGGATAGAGTTTGATATTCCTTGGATAGTTGATAAGTGAATTTAGAAATACTGGTATATACAGTGAATATACCTATACCATCTAAATTCTCTAAAGTATCCTTAGTACAAGCAAACTTATAAACTCCAGTACCAAACGTTTGGAAGATATCTCCAGATTTATACCTAGTATCCTCTTTACCTATCAAGTAACATTCCAAACCTTCCTCATCATAATCATCTTCAATAGTTAATACTGTTTTAGCTAAACTAGTTACATTACTTGATAGCTTGAATTCTTCTGGAGTACATT